ATGAAGAGAAAAACCAGTACCTTGTTATCCATACTGGAAGCAGGAATCTCGGTAAACAAGTTGCAGAATATCATCAAAACGTAGCAATTTCTAATATCAAAGGAAAGAACAAAAGAAAAGAAGCTACGGAACGACTGATTGAGGAACTGAAAAAGCAAGGTCGTGAACAGGAAATCTCGCAAAAAATCAAAGAGCTGGATGTTCAGTTCCCTGATATTCCGAATGAGCTTTGCTATCTTGAAGGAAAAGAACGTGATTCTTACCTTAACGATATGCGGATTTGTCAGGCGTTCGCGAAAATGAATCGGGCAAGAATTATGCACTCCATTTTAGATGGCGTTGGAATTGATTCTATGCTGACCCATGCGTCCTTCTTTGAAACTGTTCATAACTATATTGATGAATCGGATGATATTATCCGAAAAGGCTCTGTATCCGCTAGAAAGGGAGAGAAGCTAATCATTCCTCTTAATATGCGAGACGGAAGTCTTATTTGCGTTGGTAAGGGCAATCCTGATTGGAATTTTTCTGCTCCTCATGGTGCGGGCAGACTGTATAGCAGAACGGCGGCTAAAAAAGCATTCAGCGTTGAAGAATATCAAAAGCAGATGAACGGAATTTATACTACGTCAGCCGATGAATCTACGTTGGATGAATGCCCAATGGCTTATAAGCCGCCGCAGGAGATTATAAACGCAATCTCTCCGACCGTTGATATTGTAAAGCACATTAAGCCGATTTATAATTTCAAAGCCGGAGAATAAAACCGAATATTTGATTTTTGTGCAGTTGTAGGCACTCTTTACATTTTCAGGTAGGGGGTGCCTATTTTTTTATGCAGCCAAAGCAGTGTATCGCTATCATTGACAGCATCAAAGCGTATGCAAAGCAGAATCCGACAGAAGCACAAGTCTATGAGGACTGGTTTCAAGCGGTTGTAAACCTTAGAGATGTCCTGCCGCAAGACAAGCGGTTCGATGCCTACAAATACTCTGGTGAGCTGCGCTCTGTCTGCGCGGCCATGATGGGCAAGATGAAAACAGGCGAGGACGTGGCGAAGGTCTATGACATTATCAGCCGGACGTATCTGTTTGAAGCGAAAGACGTGTTTGACAGCTATTGCATCTACCTTGAATGGAATCGTGCGCCGGAGAAGAAGTTCTATCAGCCAAGACGCAGAGTGCTGAAAGTGCTGGCAAATGACCTAGAGGACTTGTTCTATAAGCGGATAGATTTCTTGGGGGTCAGTCTTCCGGCTCGCGTGGGCAAGGCTTTGAGTGATGATACGCCGATTTTAACAAGAAGTGGGTGGAAGAATCACGGCGATTTGCAGGTTGGCGATGAAGTCATCAGCCCGAAAGGCCAGTTTGTGAAGGTGCTGGCAGTTTCGCCTAAGTGTCAGCTTGATGTGCGTTGCCATTTCTCTGACGGCACATACATTGACTGCCACGAAAACCACGAGTGGCCGGTCTTTAACCGGCATAAGAACGGATTTGATGTAATCGAAACCAAGCGGATGATGGAGGATTATGTTGCCGACACAAAGGACGGTATAAGATTCTGCTATCAGGTTCCGTTCAAAAATTTTGTCGAGGGAGAATATAAGAAACTGCCTGTTGAGCCGTACACATTGGGCGCATGGCTTGGCGATGGTCGCAATCAGCATCCGGATATTTGCGAACCTCCTTGTGATCGAATGATTGTTGAGCGTGTTATTAACGATGGATACCCTGTTAGCTGGCACACGGTTCATAAGGATACTGGCGTTGAGTACTACGGATTCTCTGGCTTGCGACAGGCACTCCAAAAAGGCGATATGTGCCATAGCCACAGCCGCTGCGTGAAGCACATCCCAGAAGAATACTTCACAGCCAGCATTGCACAGCGTATGGAATTGCTTGCCGGTCTGCTCGATACAGACGGTACGTTACGGGCAAAAGAGCATCGGTACGCTTTTTCTACCACAGAGCCACAAATGAGAGATGATTTTGTCACGCTGGTTTCTACTTTTGGATGGAGATGCAGCGTGGTTGAATATCCACCTCGTGTATCATCTAGTGGCATTAAAGGCAATCTGACAGTTTATTCCATCTCTTTTAATCCTACATGCCCTATTCCCTGCGTTGTTCCTCGCAAGCAGTTAAAGGAGTTCTCCAAACCTCGCCGTGTAGCGTTCTGTGGATTTGAGCGCATCGAGCCGAAGCAGGGCAATTGCATTCAGGTTGAGGGTGGCGTGTACTGCGCTGGGAAGCGGCTGATTCCCACCCATAACAGTACCCTATGCATTTTCTTCATCACATGGTTGATGGGCAACCGCCCGGACGTTGCATCGGTCATGAGCGGACATTCTGACAAGCTGACCAATGGCTTCTACGGCGAAGTGTTGTCCATCATCACTGACCCCGTTACCTATAACTGGGGCAAAATCTTTCCTGACGTTCAGCTCGTGGATAAGAGCGCAAAGGATGAAAGCGTTGACCTGAATCGAAAGAAACGCTTCCCCACCCTGACTTGTCGCTCTATTGGCGGTACGCTGACCGGCGCAGTTGAAATCGGCGAGGGCGGCGTTCTGTACAGCGATGACTTGATTGAGGACTTGGAGGAAAGCTTGAATGTTGAGCGTCTGAACAACAAGTATGATGCTTACCTGAACCAGCTAAAAGACCGTAAAAAGCAGGGCGCATTGGAGCTGATGGTCGGTACACGCTGGAACGTGCTTGACCCTCTGGGGCGCATCCAGAACCAGTACGCAGACAATCCAAAGTACAGATTTCGGGTGATTCCCGCTGTGGACGAGAATGGACACAGCAATTTCAATTATGACTACGGTGTGGGATTTGACGATGCCTACTATGCCGACATGAAAGCCAGCATTGACGATGCAACATGGTGGGCAAAGTACATGGGCAAGCCCTATGTGCGTGAAGGTCTACTGTTCCCTGCCGATGAATTGCGATATTTTAATGGCGTTCTGCCTGATGGTGAACCCGATCGCAAGCTCATGGTCATGGATATTGCATGGGGTGGCGGTGACTTTACCGCCTGTCCTATCGCTTATGTGTACGGCGATGCCGTGTTCATTCCTGACCTTGTGTTCAATAATGGCGATAAGACCGTGACTAGACCGGAAGTCGTAGGCAAAATCATCCAGCATAAAATCAACGTGGTGCGCGGCGAAGCCAACAATGGCGGTGATGAATACTGTGACGTTGTTGACAGCCAACTTCGGCAGCAGGGTTATCACTGCTCTGTTCGCAGCCAGCGTGCGCCAAGCGGTCAAAGCAAGCTGTCCAGAATCATCCAGTATGCGCCGGACATCAAGCGGTTCTATTTTCTTGACGAGAAGCACCAGTCGAAAGAGTACAAGGCGTTCATGGAGCAAGTGACGATGTTCACGCAGCTTGGCAAAGTCCCGCACGATGATGCGCCGGACAGTCTGGCGCAGCTTGCCGATGAATTGTACAACGGAATCAGTAAAATCGAGCCTGTCAAGAGGCCATTTTAATAATTCCACTAAATAGCCGGGTGCGTAGGCATTAAAATTTGATTTGCCTATTGACATGGCTTACAATAGTACTAGGAAGATTTGCAGCTTCCTCTAGGTATTGCGTTGACGAGATTTTTAAGTCATTTTTACTCGTCATTTGTTGTGTAATACCCTCCTTTCTTACTCACCCACGACAGCCGCCTTTCTCTGTCGTGGGGGTTATATGTTACGTTTCCGAGTGGACGGAACGTTGTTTGTACTCCCCCAACTGACACGAAGCGGTTCAAACCCGCTACGCAACACAACCATCCTCTTGCTTTGCATGGGATTTCTCTTTTGACACCTCACCGCTATTCCCGGCTCTCGATGCAAAAGGCTTTTTTGAATTTTCTCCTTTTGTAAAGAGCAGCGGTTAACCAATCAAGCCGGGTTTTTATGCCGCATTAGCTCAGTATGGTTAGAGCACTCGGCTCATATCCGAGCATACATTGGTTCAAATCCATTATGCGGTACCAAAATTGCAGCTGACCCGTTTACATCTGTCCGACAACTGAATGTAAAGGCTGCAATGGTTTTCTTCGGGCGAAGAATAGCACGGCTGGAAGTGCGAATAGTTTCCCAGTAGCTTCTGACAGGTCTGTGCTCAACAGCCTGTTTCCAGAAATCCAACGAAAGGAGCACAGATGGTAGCAAAAGTACGATGCAAGCGTCCTCGAAAAGACGCAAACGGCAATCCGTGTGATTGCGGACGTTATCTTGGCGAAGTGGAAGGCAAGTTTTCTCTTCTGTGCCCTCTTTGCCATTGGATTACAATTGGAGATTCCAATCTTCCAAAAGAAACGTGGGTTTCCGTGCCAAAGTTTAAAAACTGAATAGCTTTTGAAGCGCAGTTGTAAGCGCAGTGAGATAGACCTTAACAGGTTTTTCTTGCTGCGCTTTTTATTTTGCCGAAAAGGAGGAACACATGGCTGAGTATCAGATGGTCGTTGGTGGATTTTTGAATAATCCGCTGACGGGACGCAGACCGATTGAAACGCCGGAGGCGGAGATCAATCGGGAGAATGTTCTGAAAGTGGTAATGGGAAAGGCAGAGCCTATTCATCTGCTGAACAAGAATGAGATTCGCTTCTTACACAACTACTACTTGGGCAGTCAGCCTGTTCTCCTCCGCACGAAGGAATACCACGCCGAAATCACCAACCGCATTGTCGAGAACCACGCCAACGAGTGCGTGGGCTTCTACACAGGCTATATGAGCGGCACGCCGTGCTCTTATGTGCGGTCTGAAACGGCAACAGGTGATGGTGAGGAAATCGCCCGCCTGTCCAACGCTTTGCAGTATGAGGGCAAGGACGCGCTTGATCGGCGGCTCTGGCAGTGGATGTTGGAGTGTGGACAGGGATACCGCATTGTTCTTCCCGACAAGGGGTATGGCGGCAACTACCCGGATGAAACGCCCCTGCTGGTGGACGTTCCCGACCCGGACATGGCGTATGTGATTTACAACTCCGGCATCGGTCACAAGCCCATTGCCAACGTGTTGCACATCCCACGCAATTATCAGAACGACCTGAACGACTTGATTTGCGTGTATACGCCAAACCAGTACTTTGAAATCGACAACGGAAAGGTCACAAAATCGGAGAATCATTCTTTGGGAATGCTGCCGATGGTCGAATACAAGCTGAACCCGGAGCGGATGGGTCTGTTTGAACCGGCTATCCCTGTTCTGGATGCCATCAACGACCTTGAAAGCAACCGTTTGGACGGCGTGGCACAGTTCATCCAATCCATCATGGTGTTTACCAATTGCCTTGTAGACGAAAAGGCTCTAAAGCAGGTCAAGGAATTGGGCGCAATGTGTCTGAAATCCACTTCTGGTCTGCCCGCATCTGTTTCGCAGATTGCAAACGAGCTTGACCAGCAGCAGAGCCAGACCTTGCTTGATTCCATGTTGAACGTGTACCGCAGCCTGACTGCTATGCCTAGTGCCACTGGCAGCGAGAATGCAACGTCTGACAACGTGGGCGCAGTTATCGTCCGCAACGGCTGGAATCACACCGAAGCAAGGGCGCAGCAGTACGAGAATATGTTCAAGTACGCTGAACGCCAAAGCCTGTCTGTGATGCTGAAAATCCTGCGTGACACGGCTGGTTCTAAGTTGATGGCAAGTGACATCAACATCAAACTGCCACGCCGTCAGTACGATAACCAGCAGAGCAAGGTTCAGATTTTTGCGCAGATGCTCAGTCAGACTATCGACCCGCAGTTGGCGTTCACTACGCCCGGTCTGTTCCCTGACCCGCAGGCTGCTTATGAAATGAGCAAGCCCTTCCTGATTGCTGCTGGCAAGCTGGGTGAGGATGGGAAAGCTCCGAAGCCGCAGGAACAGCCGACTGACCATATTGCCGACACCGGCAAAATGGTTAATGAACAGACTAATGCAAAGGAAGGAGAACAAAAATGAAGAAGCTGTTTATTTCCTGCCCGATGAAGAATCGGTCGGAAGAAAATATTCGGATGACGTTTGACCGTTTGCACAAGATTGCTGAAGCAGTGTACGGTGAAAGCCTTGAGGTTATCCCGACTTATATCGAAGATAACCCGCCTAAGTGCAGAACTGAAGGGCTTTGGTATCTTGGAAAGAGCATCGAACTTCTCGCGCAGGCTGATTATTTTATCGGCATTTGCGGCGATAACGCCTTTCAGTATAACGGCTGTACTGTAGAAATTGATGCTGCAAAGTTGTATGGCGTTCCAGTTTATCTTGTTCCGACCGTTTTCGCCGCTCCTGATGTTGCGAAAGAAGAACTGGTCTACAACGGCACAGGGGAACTAATCAATTAAAAATCAATCCGCATTAGCGGGCTGATATATTCCGACAGGGAAGCCGGGATACAAATTTCGCAGCGTTGCAGGGAAGCAACGGTAAAAAAAAACGCAGGAGGAAATTAACAATATGAAACTCAATGTGTTGCTTGGTGATGCCTACAAAGAGGGCATGACCGCCGATGAAATCATTTCTGCGCTGGAAAAGGTTGCAGACCCTAACGCAGAGGTTGAGAAACTGCGCAACGCCGTGACGAAAGCCAACGGCGAAGCCGCCGAGTACAAGAAGCAGCTCAAAGCAAAGCGTACCGATGACGAGAATGCGGCACAGGAACAGGCTGACAAGCTTGCAGAGATGCAGAAGCAGATTGAAGACCTGACTGCCGACAAGGAAAAACTCGTCAAGGAAAAGACCCTTGCATCTTACCGTGAAAAGTTCGTTGCGCAGGGTTATGACGCTGAACTGGCTGGCAAAACTGCATCTGCACTGGCTGACGGCGACATGGACAAGGTGTTTAAGTTCCAGTCGGAGTTTATGACCGCCCATGACACCGCATACAAGGCTTCTCTGCTGAAGGGTATGCCCACGCCCCCGGGTGCGGATGGTAAGGGCGGCTCTGACAGCGAAGGCGTGGCGTTTGCTAAGAGCCTCGCACAGCAGAACGCAAATACTTCTAAGGCATCGAGTGACGCAATGAGTGCTTTCCATTAACAAGGAGGAAAACATGAAGTTTACCAGAAATACGGTCAACGGAATCAACGATACCATCCTTGCTTCCAATGACTACACTGCCATTCCCTTTACCGTGACCGAAGCTACTGCGGTTAAGGCTGGCTATCCCATGACCAAAGCTGGCAAGAAGGCGACTTCCGCCACCGCAGATGGCATTCTGCTGTATGACGTTGACCCGGCAGAGAACCCCAATGCTTCCCTGCTGATTCGTGGCGTTATCGACACCAAGAAGTCCGCTGCAAGCTCTGGCTTCACCTACGATTCTGATGCAATCACTGCACTTAAGACTGCCATTCCAGGTATCTTCTGCCGTGACAACATCAGTGTGAACGCTTAATAGGAGGTAAAACAACATGGCACTGAATCTTAAGGAAGTCTTTGCCCCGGCTGCGATTGCCGCCTATTGGACGAATGACCCCACCAATGCGATGCCCTTTGCATCTGACGCACTGTTCCCTGCCAAGAAGAAGGCTGGTCTCGACCTGAAGTGGCTGCGTGGTCACAAAGGCGTTGGCGTGTCCCTGATGCCCAGCGCATTTGACGCAAAGGCTACGTTCCGTACCCGTGAGGGCTTCAAGTTCGATGAGACCGAGATGCCGTTCTTCCGTGAGGGCTACCATCTGGGCGAGAAAGACCGTCAGGAAATCCTGCGCGTTCTGGACAGCAACGACCCCTATGCTCGTGACGTGATGAACCGTCTGTACGATGACACCGCACAGCTTATCACCGGCGCGCGTATCGTTCCTGAGCGCATGATCTGGCAGCTTCTGGCTCCCGTCAATGGCGTTCCTGGCATCACCATCAAGGCAAACGGCGTGAACTACACCTACAACTACGACCCGGACGGCACTTGGAAGAACACCAATTTCAAGGAAGTCTCTGCTGCGAAGTCTAAGTGGAACGTCACCACCGCCACTCCCATTGCCGACCTGAACGCCGCAAAGGATGCTGTTCTGGCGAGCGTGGGCGAGGTCGTGACTGAGGTGTACATGAACACCGCAACCTTCCGCAACATGATTGCTGCGGATGAGGTGAAGAATCGGTTCATGACCGTCACCGCAAAGGCAAACGCCGTTCTGCTGGATGCTGAAGCACGGCAGATTATTGAATCCGCAACCGGTCTGAAGATTCATCTGTACGACAAGATGTTCAAGGCAGACCAGTATAGCGCAAGCGAGAAATATTTGCCTGACGGCATGGTGGTTGTTACCCCTGCTGGAGCACTGGGCAATGTCTGGTACGGCACTACTCCTGAAGAAGCAGACCTGATGTCCGGTCAGTCTGGCGCATCCGTGTCCATCGTGAACACTGGCGTTGCCATTACCACCGAGCTGACCGTTCATCCGGTCAACGTCAATGTCTACGCTTCCGAAATCGTCCTGCCGTCCTTTGAGCGCATGGACGCTGTGTACTGCATCAAGGCTTACTAAGGCGAAAGGAGGAAAGCAGCATGGGAGATCAGTATTCCGAAGCGGCAGTCAAGCTGGGACAGTACATCGCTCCTGCACTTGACCGTGAAGTCACGGACGAGGACTACCCACTCTTCGACCTGCTGCTTGATTTCGCCAAAGACAAGATATTTGCACAGGGCTACCCTTTCGGCAACAGACCGGACGAGTTGCCCTTGCAGTATCAGTCGTTGCAGATACGCATTGCAGCGGAACTGTACAACCACATCGGCGCAAACGGACAGACGAGCTACACCAACAATGGCATTACTCGTGTGTGGGAAAGCTCTGATGTGGCGCAGTCCTTGCTGAACGAAGTGGTTCCGAGAGTAGGTGTGATCGGCTGATGTTCAATGGAAGCCCGCTGGACAAGCGCCCGCTGTGGTATTCAAACCCGGTTGGCAAGAAAACTCCTCTCGTGGACGAGTGGGGAAACGAGACTGGCGAATCTGCATACGAATCGTGGAGTGAACCCGCAAAGTTAATGCTGAACGTTAGCCCGCCTACCGGTTCTGCGGAAGCGAACCCTTTCGGAGCGTTCACGGATTACAGCTACGTTGTCAGTTCGTCCAGCAAAAAGCGCAACACGCCGCTTTATGAAGGTACGCACGTCTGGTTTCAGACGGACGTTTCAAAGCCCTTTAACTACATTGTGGTCAAGGTCGCAGAGCATATCACGGACACGTTGTATGCGCTGAAGGAGGTGGCCGCAAGTGAAAATTAAAGTGAGGTTGAATGATGCCGGACTTCGTGATGCGGAACGTCAGATACAGGAGTACAAGGCCACCCTGAACAAAAAGGCTAGAGCGTTTGCTTTTCGTCTTTCTTGGCTGGGGTTTGAAGTCGCAAAGGTGCGTTTCGCTAACGCAGAATACGCTGGCTCCAATGACGTGAAATGCCACATAAACCAAAAAGACAAGACTTGTACCATTGTTGCAGAGGGCAAGGCAGTTGCCTTTATCGAGTTTGGCACTGGCGCACATCATAACGGATATGGCGGGCAACTTCCGCCCGGTGTCGGTGCGCATGGCTCCTATGGCAAAGGACATGGCGCACAACGCCGCTGGTACTACTACGGCGAACCTGGCAATGCTGGCACGCCCGTCAAACAGGTGGATGGCAAAGGCCAGTTGAATTACACCGATGGCAACGAACCAGCTATGGCTATGTGGGGGGCTGTTGAAGAAATGGCTTCTCAGGTCGAAGCAACGTGGAGGGAGGTTTGGAATAGTTGATTGATTATTTCAATTCTATCTTCACGGTTGTTGCTAAGGAACTGCGAAAGCAAGTCCCCGGCATTTTTGTCACCGGTGAAATCAACGACAGCAACGTCAAGAAGTTTCCGTGTGTGCAGATAGAGGAAAACAGCAACCTCCCGGTTCATCGGGATTCTGCCAGCCGAAGCAAGTATGCTTCCGTTTCCCTGCGTGTGCGTGTCTATTCCAACAAAACCAGCGGACGCATTGCAGAAGCCCGCTCCATTGTGGACATCGTGGATTCTGTATTGGAACCGCTCAATTTCTATCGAAAATCGTTTGCCCCGTTGAATGGGCTGTACAACAATTCCGTCTATCGGATTGATTGCAGCTACGGGGCAACAATCGGAGAGGACGGAATGATTTACCGAAACTAAGGAGGTAAACATTCTATGAGTACTGCTATCTCCGGTCTGAATACCACCCTATATTGTGGCGACAGCGCAACCGCTCTGACGAAGCTGTGCGACATCAAGGATGTACCCGACCTGATCTCTGAGCCGAACCTTCTGGATGCCACCACTCTGTCTGACCCCATGCAAGTCAACATCTTTGGCATTATCCAGTCTGATACCAAGTCTTTTACCGCCAACTACAACAAGACTGACTACAAGAAGGTCAAGGAAGCTGGCTACGATGAGACTTCCGAGAGCAACGCTGTGAAGTACTACGCCCTGAAGATGCAGGACGGCTCCGGCTTCACTTGGCAGGGCATGCATCAGGTTGGGCTGTCCGGCTTTGGCGTGGACGAGGTTGTGGAAATGACCATCAACTGCATCTTCACCAAGAAGCCTGAGTTCAGCGAGACCCTGACTGTTGCTGGCGGCTAAACCGCAAAAATCGAATCAATCAAACTGGGCAGAACTGAACAACGGATTTGGCTCTGCCCCTATTTATAAAGGAGAACATTTATTATGGCTGCAAAGGTTATCAATTTTCATTCCCCCGATGGCAAGAACACTTATGAGCTGACTTTCACCCGTGACAGCGTGGAAGCTACCGAACGTGCAGGTTTTCAGATTGGCCAGTACACTCAGATGACCAATCTGCTGTCCAACTCCCGTGCCCTGTTCTACGGCGCTTTTATCGCACGGAACAAGGGCATCAAGCGCAAGGTCGTTGATGAGATGTTCCAGCACATCGAGGAGAAGGAAGATCTGATGGGCATTCTGCTTGAGATGTTCATGGACGCTTCCAAGTCCCTGCTGGCAACTGATACTGAGGACAAGACTGCAAAAAACGCAACGTGGGAGATTGTGTAACCGCACAATCTCAGGAATCAGACGGAGAAGGAGAACCGGTTTCCTTCTCCAAGCTGTTCCACGATGTAGAAGCCTATTACATCTCCATCGGTATGACATACGAACAGTTCTGGCACGGCGATGTCTGGCTGGCTAAGGTATACCGTGACGCAGAGGAGCTGCGAGAACGCAGAGCCAATGCAGAAGCGTGGAGAAATGGTTTTTACATGGCATCCGCGCTTTCCTCTACGGTTGGCAATATGTTCCGAAAGAAAGGGACTAGACCTATCAAGTACATGGATAGACCGATTCCCCTTACTCAAAAGGAGAAGGAAGAGTATGAATACCAACGTGCTGCGGAAGCACAGGAGCGAATCAAACGCATGATGTTCTCCATGATGGAAAAGGATGGTGGTAGTGATGGCTGATGTTGATATTACAAGCTTATCCGTAGAAATCTCTGCGGAATCGCAGGGCGCAGAGCTTAATATCGACAAGCTCGCTACCGCCATTTCTAATTTGCGCACAAAGGGCAACGTGGCAAAGGTTTGCAGTAGTCTTGATAAGTTATCTGCTTCTATTTCCGCTCTTAAATCTGCATCTACTGGGCTGGACGGCCTTAGCAAAATCACGTCTTTTATGAACGGCCTTGCTAATGTAGACCTTACTCAAAGTGCAAAGGGCATCCGCTCTGTTGCTAATGCTTTGAACAAAATTTCGTCCGTCAATCTTGGAAACATGGATTTTTCCGGACTTGGCAGCAGGATGAACAGCTTGAAGAACGGCCTTTCCCCTATTTCTTCTATTAGCGATTCTTCCATTAAGAGTTTGCGTGGCGTAAGCAGTGCAATCAATTCCATTGCTAAAATCCCAAGCATTACAAAGAAGCTGGACTCTAAAACGCTTGATGATTTTGCGGAAGTTTGTAAGAAAGTGGCATCCGCTATTTCTCCACTCGCTTCCAAACTGGACAAGGTAGGGCGCTCTTTTTCTTCACTCCCATCTAAAATTAAAAGTGCTGTCAATTCTACAACCCGCTTTTCTTCGGCAAACCAGAAAGCAAGTACTAGCCTTTCAAGTTTGGCAAGCCAGTTAGAAACCATCAAGAAACGTGCAGCACAGCTAGTTTCTCTTAAAGCTATTGCCACTTATCTTGCCAATGCCGTTACTAAGTTCAATGACTTTTATGAAGCAACAGACTTGTTCAATAACGCAATGGGCGAGTTAAGCGGTCAAGCAACAGAGCTTATCAATAAGATGGAGTCTCTGCTTGGCATCGACCCGACAGAAGCAATGACAAATATTGCTACGATCCAAAGCCTTGCAACTTCGTTCGGTCTAGCAAGCGATAAAGCGTATATCTTATCCAAGAACCTGACCCAACTTGCCTATGACGAATCGTCCTATTGGAATAAAGATACTGCTACCACCTTTACCGCAATTGCTTCTGCTATCTCTGGAGAACTTGAGCCTATTCGCCGTTTGGGCGTTGATCTGTCTCAGGCACGGTTACAGCAGGAACTTCTTTCTTTGGGATTTAACAAACAGGTTTCTAGCCTGTCCCAGGCAGATAAAGCAGTTCTGCGTTACATTGCCATTATGAAGCAGACCGCCAATGTGCAGGGCAACCTTGCACAGACCATTAGTAGCCCCGCCAATATGGTACGCATTTTGAAGTCTGAAATTTCACAGCTTGCAAAAGCTGTTGGTCAGCTTCTTTATCCCGCATTTAAGGCGATTCTCCCCGTTCTGATTGCGGCAGTTGACCTTATCAAAGAATTTGTGGTCTCTCTTGCATCTGTGTTCGGACAGAAAATTGAATTTACTGATTTTAGCAAGACACAGAAAGATATTGGTGGCGTGGCCAACGCTATGGATGACACCGCCGATGCTACAAAATCGGCAGCAAAAGCAGCCAAAGACTATACGATGGGTTTTGATGAATTAAACATTATCGACCCTTCACAAAACTCTGGTTCTTCCGGTTCTGGTGGCGGCGCTACTGGTAATTTGCTCGGTGATGTTGACCTTTCCCAGTATGATATGTTCAAAGATTATGCTGGAAGCGCTGTTGATGAGATTAAGGCGAAATTAAAATCTCTCGATTCTTTTCAAATCGGAACCCAAATTGGTGAACAGCTAAATAAACTTATGGGCATGATTTATGATGCCATCCATTCTGTTGATTGGGCCTCGCTTGGAGCGGTTTTTGCAGATGGCGTTAACGGGCTCGTGGATTCTGTAGACTGGGATTTATTTGGCCGATTACTTGCAGACCGATTCATTATCGAGTTTGAGCTTCTTGGCGGCTTTCTGTCTCGGCTTGACTGGACATCTGTATTAAATGCCTTTATTGATGGTTTTTCTGGATTCTTTCACGAACTTTCAGATTGGATAGCAACAGTAGATTGGACTGGTGTTGGGAAGCAATTAACTGATAAGCTTTCCGATGCTTTCCAAAATGTTGAGATTGAAAAGCTTGCAAGAGTTCTTTTCAACTTTATCACTGATAGCATTAACGCTGTTTCTGATTTCTTGGCTGGAACAGATTCTTACCAGCTCGGTCAAGACCTCGTTGACTTTGCTATTAGAGCCGTTACTTCTGTAGATTGGGCCGGGCTAGCTCAAGCCATAGGTCGTTTCTTTGGCGAAGCGTTCATTGAAGCGCTCGACTTCATGGGTGGTCTAGTTTCTCGAATTGCCGATTATTTTGAAAAGAAAGTAGCAGAGGGGCCGTTCGATAATGTTGGCCTGAATATCGTCTACGGTATTTATTACGGCATTCAAGACGCAATCACGAATGTTGCTTCTTGGATTGTTGAAAATGTGTTCAATCCGTTTATCAATGGCTTTAAGTCTGCCTTTGGAATAAATTCCCCATCTACCGTAATGGCCGAACAAGGCGGATACATTATCGCCGGATTGAAGAAAGGTATCACTGACGCTATCTCTGGCGTAACTGAAACTGCGAAGAAAATTCTTTCTGCAATCAAGAGCGCATTTGACAATTTTAGCCTTTTTGATATTGGCAAGAACCTGATTCAGGGTCTTATTGATGGCGTGAACAACATGATTGAAACGGCCAAAAATGCTGTTGCAAATGTTGGAAACGCAGTTATCGACAAGGTTAAGAACGTTCTCGGCATCCACTCCCCTTCTACGGTGTTTGCAGAGATTGGCGGTTACATCGACCAAGGCCTTGCAAACGGCATTGCTGCGGCTGTCTCCTACGTCACCGCTGCTATGCAGGGTGTTGTAGATGCTGTGCAGGAGAAGGGACAGGCACTGATTGATGCTGGCTCTACTCAGGTTACCAGCTACGTTACCGGGTTCTTGAACGGTCTGGATACCCAGTGGCAGCAGATTGATCAGAGCTTACAATCTGATTTCTTTGGTAGCATCGGCACTCTGTGGGATGCGATTTCTAACGGAGACCTTGAAAAGCTCGGCACATGGGCGGCTTCCTATTTCTATCATGCAATGGATGATGAGCAGCGAAAGCAAATCAAGTCCATTGCCAATAACAGTTTGCAGTGGCTGACGCAGGGGTTGAGCAGTGTTTGGAACAACATTGCCGGTATGGCATCGAGCTTTATCAGTCAGTTCGTCCCTTCTGCTATGGCTGCAACGTCTGCTCAAACGAGTTTGAACATTGCAATGGACGCAAACCCTGTTATGCTGGTTATTTCCTTGATTGGCATGTTGGTTGGCGCTCTTGTCAATTTTGCCAATAAGAACAAGAGCATCGCTTCGTTCCTGTCTAATCTTTGGTACGGAATCGGCGATTTCTTTTCGATTGTTTTTGAGGGGATTCTCCGCGTTCTCGGAACGGCAATTCAAGGCATCGTTGCCGGAATAAACGTTTTAATTGATGCACGCAATTTCTTTAATCCCTTTGATAAATGGGGGCATATCAGCAACCCTCTTTATGATTGGGCTGACAATGTTAAAAGCAGTCGTGAGGAGAGCCAGCGTAAACGCCAAGAAGCAGCCAATGGCAGCTTCGATGATTCTAAAGACCAGACCGATTACGAACGGCAGTACAAGGAGCTTCTGGAAAAATACAAAAATGGTTCTTATCCTGGCACAAAAGAGTGGGATAAAAACAACGGAACATCCTCCGGCTCTTATGGCGGCACCACCAGTGTAAATGTCAACATCAACGAAGAGGAAATGCGCGAATCTGTCTACAATGGCACTTACAACGCATTCCTCGATATCTTCCAGCGGTATGGTAACGAGCTGACCGGTGGCAAGGAACTCAAAATTTATCTTGACGGAAAGCAGATTACAGCATCTGTTGAGAAACGGCAGAACGCCCGTGGACAGTCTTTGATGGGCAGTGAGGTTTATAGCTACTAAGGAGGTGGCGGTTTATGGCGATTCCAGCACTGGTAACGGTAAACGGCGTAGAGCTGCCAGAGCCAAGCTCCTATGAAGCGACAACTAGTACCATTGTAGATTCTGGACGAAACGTTCAAGGCAAAGTAGTCGGCTCTGTTGTGCGGCATGATGTAGCAAAGGTGTCCCTGAAGTGGAACTACCTCACCGCACAGCAGTGGGCCGCTATCCTCAGCCTGTTCACGACACGATTTTACTGCACTGTTCGCTTTTATAATCAGGCAAAGGCCGGGTATGATACGCGGCAGATGTACGTTTCAGACCGCACATCTGGTATGTGGCGGCGTGGGCCGAAAACCGGCAATGTGATGGGCTGGACGGATTGCTCGATTGCGCTTGTGGAGGTGTAGCCTATGGTACAACCTTCTCAGAAGTGGGTTGAAAAGTTCTCCGAAACGCTTGTACCGGAGATGTTTGTACGCATCACCTATGGCGTTACGGAACCGGGTCTGCAAGAAGATGCAATTCCTAGCACAAACGGCGAAACATTCTTCAGCAATGTATCCTCTATTGTTGACAGTAAATTGCAGACTTACACAAAATATTCTACTGGTGAATTGAATTTCACTGTTTTGGACGGCAATTATACCTTGCTAGACAAAAACGTGGAATTACAAGAAGCTGGTTACGTTAGTGAAAATTGCGTTTCGATTTCAAACCACCCGATCATTACGCTCTCGTTCAGCAAAGTTCATACCGTGACGATTCCTGGCATTACCATTACATGGTCGTCAACATTCAATGAATGGCCAACAAGTTTCAAGCTGACTGCTTATTCTGGAAGCACAGTCGTATCTACCAAAACGGTGTCGGACAATTCTTCTATCACCACTGACATTGACTTTGAAATTGCAAATTACGATTCCATTTCCATTCAAATCTTGTCGTGGTGTTTGGAAAATCGGCGTGCACGAGTTGAGCAGGTAAAACTGGGCCAATTCATTGTGTTTGAGAAGAAAGACATCTTTTCGTATAAGCATGATTCCACAAGAGACCCGATCAGCGGACAACTTCCGAATGATAGCATTACTTTTACGGTGGATAACAGCACACAGAAGTGGAATCCAATAAACCCGGAAGGCCTTTACAAATACCTATACGAGCGTCAGCCTATCTCTGTGGAGTACGGCATGGACTTGGACGGAACGGTAGAATGGATTACAGGCGGCAAGTTCTTCTTGTCTGAATGGAATGTTCCATCTAATAGTATCGAAGCCAGCTTTACCGCCCGTGATGCTTTTGGCTATCTTATGGTTTCCAACTACACAGGAAGAATGTACGGCACTCTTTATGAGATGGCCTACGATGCGCTGGAGCTTTTGAGCGATAACGTGGCAACGTTTCAGATTTCCGATGAACTGAAACAATATAGCACGGATATCACAAAGCAGGATAAAGGCAACTATAAGGATTCTGATATTTTACAGATGGTTGCCAACGCAGCTGGCATGGCGATGTATCAAACCAGAGAAGGCGTGATCGTAATCGGTCGCATTCCTGATATCTCTACTGCAAAAGCAAACATTGCCGGTGAAATTGATATTGTCAACAACTTCAGCTGGCCTGAAATTGCATTTTCTTCCCCTTTGAAAAATGTAACCTGTTCGATTGATGTGAAATCTTCCGATGGCTCGAGCACTACAAGCAAAACGTATTCTTACCCAGAAAACCCGGCAGGGGGTGGAGCAACGCAGACTGTCAACAATGAAATGCTGTCTCAAAGCATTCTCGGCCAAAGCAGGAATATTTTGACAGAAGCGTACAAAGTGCTTTCCAACCGCCGCAAGGTCACATTGGAATATCGTGCAAGCCCGCACTTTGATGCGCTGGATTACGTCCTTGTTCATCACCAGTTCGGCTATTCCTCTGTACTGCTGACTACAAGTTTTTCTTATCAGTATTCCGGCTGTTTTCACGGGACGGTCGAAGGGTATCTCTTGGAAGGAGCTGATGTTCGTTGACCCGGTGGATCACAGACAGAACCGATGATGATGTTGCGCAAGTCAAGGCGCTTGCATCAAAAGCAAAAGCAGGAACGTGGACAGAGGAAGAGCAGGCAGAGTGGGCTTCCGGCATGAAAGGTGCTCTAAGCTACATGGACTACAACCGCATTGAAAGCGGTATTCAAGAGATTGCTGCCATCCTGAATGCGCCTGTTTCAGTCAAAACCGACTGGGATGTAAACGGATACCTGACTGTCGCAGATGCTTCCCGGTGGCTTTCCAATATCAAAGTTATTCGTTCTTTGTGCAGTGGCAAAAACGATACTCCCGAAACTCCCGCTTCCCTCAATTATCTGCATTATACGATTATCAACCAGGTCGAGGAAATTTTGCTCGATATCGAAACGATAGCCAACAACCATCTAATCTACTGCTCAGAGCCGGTCTGTGGAGGTGAACCTTACTATGCACTTTGTTGACCGAGAAGCGAAGTACCCAAACCGATGGACAATGACTAAGCCGGACGGTTCGTCCGAAGTCGTCACCCTTGTTCGCAATGACGAGCCAATCGTTGAAGGCACTCCTATGAATGCCGAAACGTTGAACACTCTTTCAGATGTTGCAGGTGCGGACATTGCAAGAATTGCTGCCGAAAAAGCAGAACTGAACGCAAAACGGTCTGAAATAAATGCTGAAACATCCGCGCAAGAATCTCAGAAGCAAGCCGAAAAGTCTGCTGAAAGCGCCCGTCTTGCAGAACAGAGTGCAAATAAAGGCGGCTGGATGGATTTCGAGCAGAAGAACGGCATCCTTTATATGGTCAAGAGTGATAGCTTAACCGAAATAAATATGCAAGACAATGGCTCTGGAATTTTGGAGGTGACGTTTGAATGAGCAAAACAATCGAAATTGGCCCTTATAGCGCCTATGCCATTGCTGTAAAGTTTGGCTATGTGGGCACAGAAGAGGACTGGATTAAAGCAGTTGAAGCGGCTCGAAAGAGCGCAGAAACAAGTGCAGCCAATGCAAAGCGGGAAGCGGACAAGGCTTTGGCTTCTGCCAATACTGCCATTGAACGGGCTGGAATTGCAACCACAAAAGCTGGAGAATCTGCCGCATCCGCTGATGCTTCTGCATCCAGTGCATCTGCCGCTGCAATCAGTGAAGCCAATGCAAAGAAATACTCGGAAGAGGCCGGGGCCAAAGCAAATACCGATAAGACCCTGAGCATCGAAAACGCCCCTGCCGACGCAAAGGCTACCGGTGATGCGCTGGCGGGCAAAGCAGACTCCGTTGATCCACATGATCTTTCCATTCCGATTACGGGGTGGCAAACAGACACGGAGGTTGCAGAGTACCCGCATTACATTGATATTACAGCAGATGTTACGTCCACGACTGTGGTATCTGTCAGCATCGACCCTGCAAGCGCAGACGTAGCCGGTAAAGCTATGCTTGTAAACCCTGAAACTCGAACCGGAGCTATCCGCATCCGTGCACACAACATTCCGACTGCGGAAATTTCCGCCCGGTGGTATCCCATCAAGTATGGCGGTCAGTTCTATGGTGACGGCTCCATCTACTCCAACTTCCTGCTTGCGGCACATCCTGTGGGCAGCATTTATCAAACTATTAGCCCTGAAAATCCGTCCGTAACTTTTGGCGGCGGCACGTGGGAACGAATTGAAGGGCGCTTTATCATGGGTGCAAGCGATACCTACCCGGAAGGGAGTACGGGTGGCGAAGCGGAGCACGCTCTGACTGAAAGTGAACTGCCAAATGTAACTGGTCGTTTTGACTTTCAATCAGACGGAAATAGTCAGGGTATTGTAACTGGAGCAGATGGTGTATTTAGTTTTGGCCAAATGTCTATTGGGGGTTTCCGACCGAACAATAAAATAGATGAATCGGGTTGTGCTCGGCAAATTATAATGTCTTTTGGCTCTAACTCACCTCACAACAACCTACCCCCATACATCGCCGTGTATATCTGGCGCAGAGTAGCATAACCGAAAGGAGAAACAATGGCACTAGGAGAACTCAAAAATGGCATTGGCCCTGATGCCTATGCTATCTATCAGCAAGTCCTTGCGGCGGTAGTCGAGCGAGACCACCCCGTGGGCAGCCTGTACATCAGCGAAAACGCTACCAGCCCGGCAGAGCTTTACGGCGGCACATGGGAGCGCATTGAGGATTGCACTATCTGGGGTGCAAGCGATACACATCCAGCCGGTACGACGGTTGAGGCTGGACTGCCGAATATTACAGGCAGTTTCGCGTTTTCTTCCTACTCTGGCTCTGGGGGATGGCTTCATGTCGCTAGTGCTACAGGTGCTTTCGGAGGCAGAACAGGTTCTGGCGCGGTGGCTCAGGCAGGTGTTGCTGGCTATAGCGGCCCCATAGCCGTTGGTATGGATGCTTCCAAGGAGAGCCAAATTTACGGCAACAGCGATACCGTCCAACCCCCGGCATACTGCCTATACCTATGGCGAAGAGTGGCATAACCGAAAGGAGCACACATGAAAATTATTGACAGCAACGGCGTAGAAATCGCCACCCCCGACCTGACAAAAGGATACCTCAAGCCCGAGACCCAGACCATCCATCACGATGCTGTGGCGGGCGTGAAAGAGGTCAGCCACTACGAGTACAAGACATATCCCAACGGCGGCAAAGACCGCTGGAAGGTGGTGGACGTGCCCGGTGTGGCCGCAAAGGAAGCCTATGACGAAGAGGTGGAAGTGCAGCGGTATGTGCTGTACACCGCCGAAGAGCTGGCTGCACAGGAAAAGGCCCGCAAGGAAGCAGAAGAAAAGGCACAGTTGCCCACCGCAGAAGAGCGCCTTGCCGCTCTGGAAGCGGCTATGCTTGACCTGCTGGCCGCACAGTAAGAGGAGGATACTATGGTTTTGTTCTATGTGACCCAGATCAAGCTGCACCGCTTTGACGGCGCTTTTACCATCGACAACGTTCCTGACCGGTACAAGGATGCCGTGATGAAAAAGCTGACGGAGGAGGGTTTTTATGAAGTGGAAAGTGATGCTTGACTTCCTGCGGGATATCTTCTCTGCGCTCTCCCACGCTGCCGGTGACAGTGCCGACAAGGAAGAGCCTGCCCCTGCACCGGACGTGTCCACCGTGGACACTGTGACCGGCTGGGAGGGCGACCCGCCTTACCGCTATGTAGACGTGAGCCGCTATCAGGGCATGATCGACTGGGCGCAAGTCAAGGCCGCAGGATACCGGGGCGCAATGCTCAAGACGGTCTCCACCAATCGCAAGCTCTCCAAGCGGGCAGACGGCCTGTACATCGACCCCACCTTTGAGACCAACTACCGCAACGCCCGGGCTGCCGGGCTGGACGTGGGCGTTTACTACTACACCTACGCTACCAGCGAAGCGATGGCCGATGCAGAGCTTGCCCTTCTGCGGCAGGCGGTCTACGGCAAGGAGCTGACCCTGCCTGTGGCGGTGGACGTGGAGGAAAACAAGCTCAAACCCATGAGCACCCTCGACCTCACAAACCTCACCGCCTACGCGCTGGAACAGGTGGAAAAGATGGGCTTTTACGCCCAGCTGTACACCTACACCCACTACTCCAACATGGAGCTGGATATGGGCCGCTTGGCAAGCCGTTGGGATGTCTGGCTGTCCGATACAACCGGACACACTCCCGCCGTTGGATACCACTACAACGCCCACCAGCACACCAGCGAGGGCCGTGTGCCGGGCATCTCCGGCAACGTAGACCTCAACGTGACCACCGTCAACTACCCCCGTATCATCCGCAAGAAGGGTCTGACCCGTCTCCGGGAGGGTGCATGAGCGACGCAATCATCGTAGCCATTATCACCGGCGGTCTGAGCCTGATCGGCGTGGTCGTCTCTAACAACCACACCGCCCAGAGCATGGATGCCAAACTGGACAAGCAGCAGGCTGTGACCGAAACCAAGCTGGAAGAGCTGACCCGGGAAGTCCGGACACACAACAATTTCGCCCAGCGCATCCCGGTGCTTGAAGAGCAGATGAAGGTGGCGAACCACCGCATTGCAGACCTTGAAAAAGAGAGAGGAGAGTAATACATGGCAACAATCAATAACCTTTTGACCGCACTTCCCGCCCCTGTGGCCCTTGTGCTCATGCTGGGCGGGTTCATCTTCTACGCACTGGGCTGCATCCGGCTGGGCTATGGTGCTGCTGTCAAGGGCACTGTGCTTGACCTGATCGAGCAGGCAGAGCATGAAATCCAGGGCACAAAGCGCGGCGCAGAGCGCAAGGCGTGGGTGGCGCAGATGCTCCGCACGGCCCTCAGCGCCAGCAAGTGGGGCAAGCTTATCAGCTGGGCCATCACCGATGAGACCATCGGCACCATTATCCAGTTTTTCTTTGACCGGGCAAAGGCAGCACTGCAAAAGCAGTAAGGAGGTTATCATGGCAAGCACTACATACGAGCAGAAACGATTTTGCGAAATCAAGAGATGCGGCGAAATTGACCATCTCGGTAACGTCCCCGTGATGGTGCGCAACGCAGGGCAGCTGCCGCAGCCTTTCTGGCTCGGTGTTGCCTGTGGCGGCGGCTCGTGTAGTGCTGCCCGCTGCGCTGCAAGGACTTGACCGACAGCAGATGACCGCCGCCATTAAAAGCGCACCGCTTGGGAGGATAGACCGTAAGATAGCCTTACTGCGGTACGTTGAGCGGCTTCCGCTGCCGGACATTGCAGCACAGACCCATTACAGCCGGACGGCGGTAGGCTACCGGCTGAAAGGCATTGAAAAAATGCTGAATGTGTGATACTATAATTTCAATTGGGTGCGTTTTTTCACGAAAACGCATTGAAGCGGCAGGCTTTCGGGTCTGCCGCTTTTCTTTTTGCACGGATTGTGGTATAATAACATCAACAAATCCACCCGGCCTCTCGAAGAAGCACATTAGGGTGGATATTTGAAAAGGCTATGTAGCTCAGTAGGTAGAGCAGGGCGCACCCCGTCTATTGCGCTGGTTCAATTCCAGCCATAGCAAGTCCGAAAATGCTTGAACGGTTTTGAATAGTGCGCATACGTCAAAATTGCGATAGCAGAAGTAGGCATTTTTAGTTGATACAGTCTCCCGCCCGCCTACTTACAGTGCGTACCATACGGGAGACGATTTTATATGGTGATGCTTATGTGCAATACAAAAGAAGAACGAGTTGCAAGAATTGCAAAATACTATACCACTTTTCACCTGTTTGGAGATTGGTACCTTATTCGGCGTTATCCTCGACATTGCCATAGTTGGAAGCGGTTCATTCCGTTTTACATTCCTATGCACTTAGGAGACCCAGATTGAAAGGCCCCGGCCTTTGTAGAGAGCGGCATTGCCTGTGGGCGGTTCCGCTCTTGATTTTTTGTCTTATTTGCACTAGTTTTGTCGAAACTCTTGTCTTGCAAGTCAAAAAGTGATATTTTATTTTTGCTTCCAATGTGAAGTCCTTAACAGTTAAGCGCTCATGCGGATTTTTCCGTGTGGGCGCTTTTCTTTTTTGTCCTTCGTTGTACCTTCGTTGTCCTTCGTTTTTTGCCGATGCAGTACACTGGATGCACAAGGAGGGATGCATTATGAGCTATTATCCAACACCCGGAGCGCCCTACGTTCCGCAGCAGCCTGTCAATCCGTACGGCAGCATGAGCACGGTGGGGCTTGCCACTCCCCTGCCAAACACGCAAGTACAGCAGATGCAGCAACGTCCGCAACCGATGAATGGGCAGCAGCCTGTTCAGCAGTCGGCACAAGATGGCGGTTGGCTGCTTGGCAGACCTGTTTCCAGCAGAGAGGAATTTTTGGCAATACCGTCTGATCTGTACGGCAGACCGACTTACTGCCCTGACCTGCGGAGCGGCGTGATCTATTGCAAGCGGCTGAACCCGGACACCTGTGAATCCTATGTACAGGAGTTTTACAGCCCGGAAGCATGGCGGCAGATGCAGGCGCAACAGGCACAGCAGACCGCTGCACCGACACAGCAGTATGTGCCTATTGAAGAGTATAACGCCCTCGTCCACAGGCTGGATGAACTGGAAAAGTGGCAGAAGAGCTTTTCAAAGCCCGCTGCCGCTGCGAAGAAAGGAGAATAACAATGTCCTCTCCGTTTGATATGATTACTCACAGCCCCATCATGCAGCTTGCAAATCTGGCTCGTGCCGGGCAGAACCCGATGGGGCTTATCCAGCAGTTGAGCGGGCAGAACGCCCCCATCATGCAGGGCTTGAACCTGATTCAGGGTAAGAACGAAACGCAGCTCAGGACGATGGCACAGAACCTCGCCAAAGAGCGGGGCATTGACCTGAACCAGCTGGCAAGCGTCCTGAACCTGACGCTTCCCCGGTAAAGCATCCCTCTAAGCGAAACGCTTCTCAGTTTTGCGGACTTGATAAAAACCGCTTTTATCTGGCTTCGCCCATCGCACACGGCGGTGGGATGGCATAACGCAAAACTGAAAGGAGTTTTGTTATGGACGATTTTGCAACTGGCTATCTGGCTGGGCAGGACGGCGGTAATAACAACGGCGGTTTCTTCGGCAACGAAGGTCTGTGGGCGGTTATTATCCTCGCCATCATCTTCGGCTGGGGCACAAACGGCTACGGTCGGAACGGCGGTGACAACGGCATGAACAGCTACATCCCCTATCTGGTAGGCACTGGTGCAACCGGTCAGGGCGGCGCAGATACTCGTGCGGCGCTGTCGGAGGGCTTCTACCAGCAGGACACCTCTCGTTCTCTGGCTGGCATCCAGAGCGGCATCTGCTCTCTGGGTTATGACCAGCTCGCACAGATGAACACCCTCAACGCTGCCGTTGCGGGCGGCTTTGCTGGTACTAATCAGGCGATCTGTCAGCTCGGCTACCAGAACGCACAGCTCGTGAACGGTCTGGAACGCAGCGTGTCCAACGGCGACAACGCCATCAGCCTTGCCATCATGCAGGAGGGCAACGCACGTCAGGCGGGTCAGACCGCTATCCAGACGCAGCTTGCGTCTTGCTGCTGCGAGAACAAGCAGCTCATCGGCGACCTGAAGTACACCATTGCACAGCAGGACTGCGCCACCCGTCAGGCTATCGCAGACAACGCCCGTGCCATCGTGGACAACTGCAACGCCAACTTCCGCAGCATGATGGACTACTTCACACAGGATAAGATCGCCACTCTGACCGCTGAGAACCAGAGCCTGAAGTTCGCGGCTTCTCAGGATCGTCAGAATGCGCTTCTGACCACCGTGATGTCTCAGCAGACTGATACCATCCTGAACCGGGTCAATCCTCGCCCGATCCCCGCTTATCAGGTGGCAAACCCCAACGTGGGCGTGAACTGCTGCGGCTGTTGCTAACCTACACACTCCCCGATAACACCGGGTGAACCATCGGGGCAGGGGTAAGACACCTCTGCCCCTGATTTTTTAGGAGGAAACTACTATGGCTTGCAAAACAAGCTGCAAACTCTGCCCGCACTTGGTCATCAGTCAAGCGGTCACGTTCGCCAATGACACACTGACCATCAATATCCCTGCTGGCGCATACCAGAATGGAGAAAAGTATTGCATCGTGGTTGCCCAGAGCATCCCGGACACGACCACCATCAACGCCCCTGTGGTCATTACCATCGGCGCAGGTACGACCGCATACCCTCTGACCGACTGCAACTGCGCTCAGGCGACCGCCGAGAGCATCCACACCCGCACCCGCTATGCTACTCGTGTGGCAACGTCTGCAACCGGCACCGGCACGTTTAAGTATCTTGGCTGCTTCTGCCGCTCCCACGCCGGTGCGCCTGCGTCTATTTCTTGAGGAGGTGTTAGATTATGGGCAAGACTAATTTTCGCCGCATGATGATGCTCCGCGACCACGACAAAGACCGCGAGCCGGAGCGTGACCGCCTTGAGGAAGAGCGTGACCGCAGGGAGCGTGAGCTAGAACGCCGTCTGCGCAAGCTGGAAGATGGCAATGACCGCCATCCTTACTATCCGCAGGAAGAGAACCGCTACATCGACCCCTACCCTATTCCCCGCTACCCTGACGTAGAGAATGGGCGCAGAATGCCACAAATCGGCTTCTCGCAGAACGGTGACTGGGACAAGCGGTCTGGGCAGTACGAACGTGGCGGTGCTGACAGCCGCTCCATCAGGATGCCGCGCCAGCACCTCACCCACGATGAAGCTGAGGAATGGTGCGACAGCATGGTGAACGCTGACGGTACAAAGGGCTGTCACTGGACGCTGGAACAGACGCAGGACGTTGCGAAACAGCGCAATATCACCTGCGACCCGAACGATTTCTGGGCTGTCATGAACATGATGTACTCGGATTATTGTCAGGTCGCAAAGCGCCAGTCCGTTGACACTCCAGGCTTCTACGCTGACATGGCAAAGGCGTTCCTTGAGGACGCAGATGCCGCAGACGGCAAGGCATATCTCTACTGGGATTGCATTGCTGATAAGTAAAACAGAACCCCTGTACAGCCTTGATGGGTTGCACAGGGGTTTCTTTTGCTATTCATTAAAAATGTTTTCAACTGGTGCAAAAGAAATGCTTTCCATTCCAAACTTGCACACCGGGCAAATCCAAACGTAGCTTCCATCCATGAATTTTCTGTCTATAAATTTTTCTTCTATCTTCATGTCTTTGCCTTTTACCCAAGCAATCGTTCCACAACATTGGCATCTAAAGCAAACCGCAAATTTTTCTTTTTCTCTGCAAGTAAGGCTTTCGAGTGAAGTTTTATCGTTCATGTTCTTCCTCTCTCCCCTGTGCGGTCGTAGCGGCTACACAGGGGTTTTCTATTTTAACTTTAGAACTTAGTTTTTATCAATATTCTTCTCTCGTCGATTTTGGAAAAGCAATATTGCAAACTGCCTCTCTCCTTCGCTCATAGTAAGGGCATTCTCCATCGCCTTTTGTTTCAGTGTTCACATTTGGATGAAAGGCATCCATACACTTGTTATGAACGCGGCTCCAATCTACACAAGTCTCACATGATTTTTCAGTACAAAACATTGCATATTCCTCCTAAATCTCAGCTTTTATCAAGCATTGCAGTCTTTTCATTCCAATATCCTGCGGCCTCTTCAGCGGAATTGAAAAATAGACCGCCAAGAGCTTCTTCTTGGTCATCACAACGGAGAATGCAACTCATCCATTCTTCGTGATGCAAAGCATACAAGGCTATATCGCAGTCTGGGTCTTTCTCAAAATCGCATCCAAGTGGCCCTTTCCATTTTTCATCAATATCATACACGCTAATGGAAACCGCTTCATGCCCGCAAAATGGGCATTTATTCAATTTAAGCATCATTCCATCTCCTAAATCTTAACTTTTATCGTCAATCCTCCAAAAAATCTTCCAACTCAATCTTCCCCTCTGCCGCTGCGACAGCCAGAGCGTACACGAACTGTCCTATCGTCATTCCGTGCCGTCTTGCTTCACGGTTGATATACTTGCGCTCTTCCTCGCTCATAAGGATGGTAATGCGTTTAGAACGCTTGCCGTCGCCGCTTGCAACGCCCTGATGCGATTCCGGCATCGGGATTTTTTTCTTTGTCAAACCAGCTTCAGCCAGTACGCCTGGAACATTGCCCTGCTCAATCAAACGCTGCACTTCTTTTGCCTGTTTCAGCTTCTTCGGCTTACCTTCGCCTAACACGGCATCACTCGGCTGTCTTTCGCTGTCTTTGGCTTGCTTCGGCTTAATATTGCCTAATTGTGCTTCATTAGGCTGTGCATGGCTGTCTGCGGCTTCACTGGGCTTAATCGGTGATTGTTCGGCATTATTTGGCTTCGCTTGGCTTACTTCTTCTTCCTTTGGCTCACTTCGGCTTAATATCTGTTCCGAAAAAATAGGCTGAAAATCAAACCCGCCAAGCAAGCCTGAGGATTTTTTGCTGGTTGACTTCATTCCTCTACAGCCTCCATTCGTGCACCACAGTTTGGGCAAAAATTGACTGCCCACATAAAATTTTTCCTAAACTTCGCCATGCAGTTTGAGCAACCAATACCGGCCACTTTTACCTGTACGCCGCCGTTGTCTAAGTCCACATAACTGTAATTTGCTTGTTCCCAATGCGCAATTGGACGCACAACATTTTCAGTTTTCTTTTTAGTCATTTTTCTTTCTCCTCCTTGCCGCCTATTCCTAGAGCTTTTAGAACCTCTTCCGGGATTCCGCTTGCTGAATTGATTTTTTCTACAATTCCCATCAATTCATCTTTACTCAGCTGAACGGTTGCTATGTTTTCTTTGCAAGGCTTTTTCGGTACTTCCGTCCAGTATTCTACATCATCAATCGTACGCAAGTCAGTTTGGACATCCCACCAATAATGCTCATTGGTATGCACGTTGTAAAAATATCTCGCTGTAAGGTAATACCCGCCTTTCGTATATACCAAAAAACAAGTCGTTCCCCTGTCCGAATTGTACGAACTATGTTTCGGTGGGTCGTACTTCGCACTATGCCATATCTTGTTGCTCATTTTGTATTCTCCTCCACAATCATCTTCGCCAACGCCTTAAAATCTTCTGCGCTGGTACTCTTTGCTGTGTCACCGCTAAACAGGCTGTGCCGCTCTGCCTGCGCCTTTCGAACGCCCATAGACGGCCTAATCTTCACGTTTAACAGCATTGTCCCCATGCTCTGTGCAATCACAGGAAGCTGCTCCACGACCTCTTTGGACAGGTTCTCACGGCTCTTGTACTGGTTCAGAAGCAGACCTTCAATCTTCAAAGTCGGGTTGAAGTATCTGCGAACATCGACAATGGTCTGCGAAAGCTGGCTCAAACCAGCCAGTGCGTAGCGGTCTGCTGTGATGGGAACGATGATGCTGTTGGCAGCGATCAGAGCGTTTACAAGTGCAAGACCAAGCTGCGGGGGAGTGTCCAGTACAATGTAATCATACTGCTCAGACACTCTTTCAAGGGCTTCTCGCAGCCGGAAGTTCTTTCCAATGTCCCGGACAAGCTGCTCGTCAATGTCCTTCAATGCGTTGTCTGACGGCAGAATGTCACCTGCTTCGCAGTGCTGGATTCCTTCCTCTACTGTACCCTGCCGGGTCATTACATCGAACAAAGTACACACGTCCTCTGTCTGCGCACCGTATGTGTCCGTTGCGTTGCACTGGGCATCGCAGTCCACCAGCAGCACCTTCTTTCCAAGCAACTGCAACGCACCAGCCAGACAGGTGCTTGTGGTAGTCTTTCCTGTTCCGCCCTTCTGGTTGGCGACAGCTATGATTTTTGCCATTTTATCACTCTTTCTTTATTCTTTCGGTTCGTCAGGAAGTGGCATCCAATGGGTTACATGATATAACACATTATCATCAATCAGTTGGGTTTCACTATTGTTTCCATAGAACGCATCCGTCAACACATCATCTGTATACCATTTTTCGCCTTTGAAGTCACCATAATAACCGAAAGTAACGCCCATCACTTTATCATAAATGATAATCTGAACGTACTTGTCTGGCATCTTATCTTTTACGCTAATCCAACCCATTCTCGCTCCTTTCTGCATCATCTGCTCAATGTGCTACATCTGACTATTTCAAGAAGCTATCATCAAACGTAGCATAATCGTCAAGGTCTGCATCTTTCAAAATTGAATACATATAAGCGCCGGGGTCTTTTTCAATCCTATCAAGTCGCTCGCTGACAAGAATCCTGTATGCATTCTCAATGATGTTCACAACAGCTTCTTTTTTCTTGTTGGGCTTGATGTTCGGATACTTCTCCGGCAATCTCTTTGCCACCAGCTTTGCGGTCAAGATACACTGGCTTTTAGACATCTCCGGCGCAATAGATGCCCAATCAACATCCTCGTATGCGCCGCTGCGGGGCTTTCTGGCAGGTCGTTGGCTCTTTGGAACATCTTTTAGCTCTACGCTTTCAACCTCGTTAGCTTCCACGTCTATGACTGGCTCATTAGACTTGAAAGCTACATTGAACTTTACAGCAACCGCATTGCGACCTCTCATAACCTTGTCATATTCAACGCACAGGTCTGATACTTCGTTTATTTCAGCTACCGCAATATCAATGACACGCCGCCTAAGATGCTTGAACTCTTGATAGCTAGGTTCTCTTGCACCAAGCTGTTCCCTTAATCTATCCAACGTAATTTCGGGCTGGCTCACGCCACGTCCGATGAACTCTCGGAGAATTGAATACAGCAAAATGCTATACTGCGATTTCATATTCGCTGTGTAGCGCAAGCGATACTTGACATATCCACGCTCTGCAATGTCGAAGAAAACGGGTTGTAGAAGTGGGTTACAGCACAACGACACAGTAATGTTCATCAAACTAGGTTCAAAATTTACAGTTGCTCTGCTGAACAGGGGATACAGGTCAAACGAGCCTGAACCGTCACCTCTAGGAACTTCAACAGAGTTGTCGATGAAATGCTTAACCTGTGCTTTCAAATTCCTAGAGTTGATTTTTAACCCTAAAAATTCGCAATATTCTTGTAACGTAAACTGAACCGTTGAAGTTTCGGGGTCTCTCGGATTGATACGGCTAAGATACACTTCAAGCAGCCGAAGCTCTCCTGCTGTATAGTCAGTGAACTTTGCCCAAACAAGCTGTCTGCTTTTTTCAACCAAGTTCCCGCCTTTAATATCAGACAATCCTATCACGCCTCCTCTCGTATAAGAGTATATCACAAACAGGTGTACAAATCAATAGCGAGTGTACACCTGTTTCCACTTCTTGTACACCTAACTGTCCACATTTTGTACACCCGTTTCCACAATCTGTACACCTATATCCATTTTTTGTACACCTCTTTACATTATATAAAACAAGACTATTAACAGGATTATAAAATAACTTCTACTAATAGCAGAAGAAGAAAATTTTCCACAAAATCTTTTCTTTCTCTCTTAAAAAGTGGAAAACGCAAAGCGAATACTACTAAATAAACAGCTGTTCAACATCCAAAAGGTTGAAGCGTTTAACGGTTAGCTTTACCTAACGTGTACAAAAAGTGGATGAAAAACTTTTAATTCAATGCTATGGGGGACAGATTGACAAGCCAACCAATCGCAGACAATAGATTGACGGTAATTCGTTATTTATTCCGCACGAATGTTGTCGATTTACAGTTCATGGGGGACGGATTGACAAGGTAAATTTGCCCGATAGGTGTACAAAAAGTGGACAAAATGTTCTTCAAAAACTGCGATAATTCGACAATCAGCCAGTTATATTATTTGGATTCACGGTATAAGAATCGTTGGACTTCATAGCAGCTTCCGTTCCAGCGTCCTGTGCCTGATAGAGAATTTCCATCTTCGGGGCGGTTCCATTCGGGTCTGGGTCTGTTCCGGTAGCTTGCGCTATCTCGTAGTTGCCCGATACCATCCGGCAAACAGAGACCCTGTCCTTCAACGGTGTGTGGAGGTTTGCCAGAACCTCCGTCAGCACACCCATATGGTCTGATCCGTGATCTCCGTACCGGATGTACAACAAGGCATCTATTTCGTAGGAAGAACATTCCATCATAGCATCTATGAGAATCTGCCGCCTCTCCAGACCAGGAAGGTCATCTTCCAAATGTTCCAGCAGCCCCGGGTAAATGCAAGCGTCCATGTATCGAGCCGCCGATACGCCGCAACAGGTAAACCAGCGCATAGCCATTGGCAGGGAAATGGCTGCCAGACCTTGCTCCCAGTTGGCAATCGTGCCACGATTCACGCCCATTCGTGCTGCTAATTTCTGCTGGCTTAAGCCGGAACGCATCCGTGCCATCTCTAATGTTTTGGCCGTTCTTACTAAATATTCATCCATAAATTCACGCCCTTTCAACAAAATTCTGCAAAACTGCCGGATTCGACAAGCCAAAAAATGGAAAAAGCTGCTATGGAGAACCAACAGCAGCCTGTGTTATAACTGTATTGTCAAAAAATTCCAAATAGAAAGGAAACACAAAATGAAAGAAACTGCAATCTGGAACCATGAACGTATGCCGATCATCGACGGAATGCCCGCCAGCGTTACCGATGGGCAGCCACACACACCTGAACCATGGGAGGAAAGCTAATGAACCGAACTGTAGATGCTCTGATTGTCCCATACGCCCGCAGACGGACGCTGGAGCTTGTCCTGAGCCTTTCTGGGTATGAAGCTGATAAAGATGCTTACCTCGAAGCAAAAGGCATCCTGGAACGCGCCGTAGCCGCCTTAGACGATGGGCGAGACCCGGCAGACAGCATCGAACGCATTGACGGACAGCTCGTAGAGCTGTGATTGGAGGAAAAATGGATAGGCGTTGTCCCTTTTGACTTGAACGCTCGTGGCTTCCCCGATGTAAAGTAACGGATGTGAAGAAAACGTTCGATTTTTGCGAAGTTGTTCAAATTGCATTGACTACACAACCAAAAGATGTATAATCATATCAAATGAACATTCGTATTTACTGATCGGGAGGATATGCTGCAATGAGCGAACAAGAAAGAGCTAAGATTGACAGGTTTATCGCATGGCTGTTGGAACACCCTGATAAGATTCCGGCAGCGGAGCAAGCCTTAGGCCTAGAATAACAGAAAACCCCTTGCGCAGAGCTACACCAGCCCGGCACAAGGGGTTTTTATTTTACCGGGTCAGAACCATTTCTTTTTTCGGTTTCTACGGTAACGATATTTTCTGCTGTTGCCATATAGCACACGGTCATTGCCTTTTAACAAGGCCTGCATGAACCAAAAGCAAAAGGCGCAGCCGCACAACAAGTAATACACGGGCTTACCTCACATCTTCTCGATCAGGTTCATCAGCGCTTCACGCTGCGCTGTCGGCATAGATTCAAGCTTTTTTCTAATCCGCTCCACTGCTGCATCGACTTCACTTTGTGGCTGCTGGGGCGGGTTTTCTTTTTGCTCGCCAGAAACCAAAGCATCCACGCTTGTTTCAAAATAAGAAGCTATCTTATCAAGCGTTTCATATTTCAATGTTTGCTTTCTTCCGTTCTTCAAATCGGTCAAAGACCCACGGCTTGCGCCCGATTCCTTGCACATAGTGGTCACGTTTACTCCACGCTGCTTGCAGAGTTTTTCAATATTTTCGTACAAGTTTGCCATAATTCCAGTCCTCGCATTGTAAGGTTTGCTGAAATTACGCGAACGCTTAAAAAGGTCTTGCATTTTACGCGAAAGCGTATTATACTAAGACCGTACCGCGAAGGCGTAATGAATGATTTCTAGCAACTTCATTATATTACACTTATGCGTAAAAATCAATAGCCGGAGGTGAAATAATGGCTGAAAAAAAGCCTCTGTGTGACTTTGGCAAACAAATCGAGATTGCTCTTATCCAAAAAGACAAGACCAATGACTGGTTGATTGAAAAAGTCAAGGAGGACACCGGACGATATTTTGACCGTTCTTACCTTTTCAAGGTTAAGACAGGGAAGCTGGAAACGCCCGGCATCAAGAAAAGCATCTGCCGGATTTTGAATATTCAGGATTCGAGCGAGTAAGAAAGGAGCAAAAATGAATGACATCATCTTATCCAACCAGAACGGCGAGCCGGTAGCATCTAGCCGTCAGATTGCAGAGAATTTCGACAAGAATCACCGTGACGTTCTTAGAGCGGTGGATAACCTCAAAGAAGATGTGCGCAATTTTGCGCAGATGTTCTTTGAAACCACCGTGCCGGACAGCTACGGCAGGGAACAGAGGGCTTACCTAATGAACCGTGACGGTTTCACCCTGCTGGCTATGGGATTTACCGGAAAGGCGGCTCTTGAGTGGAAGCTCAAGTACATTGCAGCGTTCAACGAAATGGAGAAGAAGCTGGCTAAACAGCCGCAGCTTACCCGCTCGCAGCTCCTTGCAACTGCGCTGATCGCAGCGCACGAAGAGCTGGAAGAGAAGGACAAACGGATTGCAGAGCTGACACCTGATGCAGAGTTTGCTCGTGCTGTGTGCATTGCAGACAACTGCCGGACAGCCACCAGCATTGCAAAGGACTACGGTTTGACTGCTGAAAAACTGAACAAGCTGCTTTACAGCCAGCGAGTCCAGTACAAAGACAGCGATGGTCAGTGGGTGCTGTACAAGCCCTATCAAGGCAAGGGATACACCAAGAATCGAAAAGGCAAAGCCATTCAGCGCTCTAACGGCAAGACTTATATCCCGAACACGACGGTCTGGACGGTCGAGGGCGAAAAGCTCATCCATGAGCAGCTTAAGAAGCTGGGCATCACGCCGAGAATCGAGACCAAAGCTGTTGCAGAACAGCAGGATTTCGGTGGATGGGAGGACTGAGCATGGAACAGATTTTGACATTGAAGGTAGACCTTGAGCACCCGGACGATGCGAAGTTCGCCATTGACAAGGCGGTGGACGCTTACGAAGCGGACAAACTGAAGTGGACAGAAGAGGAGATTGCCGAAGCAAAGCATCTGGCGATGAAGATTATGACGCAGCTATGCTTGGACGGGTACGACATTAATTGGTGCAACACCGGAGAAGCCTACGGATTTATCTCGATCACCTTGTGGCTCAGGTCTGAAAACGACAAAAAAACGGACTGCGCTTGTTTGATGAGCCTGGATAAATGGAATCTGTGGATTGCAAAGTGCATCTGCTTGTGTCGAACTACCGGCAGGAACGTGCCTGCGTTCATCGTCAAAAAGGCTGGTGAGTGCTGGTGATGGAATTTCGCAAAGCGCAAAGCCGCAAACGCAGAATGAAGCTGGCAATGGCTGCTGGCGTATCACGAAACGATGCCAACAAGGTGCTTTGGATGGAGAAGTCCATCAACCAGTGCTTTGAACGCCATAATCGAGAAGCCAGACTGAAAGAGAGTGGTCGCATTGGAAGAAAAGTACTGTGAGCGCTGCGGCCTGTATCTTGGGGTTGTCAGACCGACAAGACGGTATTGCACGGAATGCAAGAGCGAGGCAAGCAAGGAACGTAGTAAAGAGCGAAAAAGGGCAGAGACTTCCTTCAAGCTGAAGAGTACTTTCTGTGCATGGTGCGGCAAGCCGATGCTAAAAAAATCAGCGGCGCAAAAATATCACAAAGAATGCGCTGTGGAAGCGAATAAGGCAAAGTCGGGGATGGCCGCAAAAGCCGCTTACAGAGCGAAAAAACAAGAAACAAAGAAACAGGAAAAGACGTTCCCATCTATCGGAGAAGTTCAAGCTTTCGCCGATAAGCTCGGCAAGCATTACGGCGAAGTATCACGGATGCTCGCAACAGGAGAATTGACTTATGAACGGTAAATACTACGGCAAGCGAGAAATCCGCTGGCACGGCCGGGAGAAAGAACGGCTGGAACACATCAACAAGCGAAAGGAGAAAAATGAAAGCACTTGTGGAAATCGCCCTAATCTGGGGCATCATTCTGGCGTTGATTCTTGCAGCGTTCCTTTTGAACCTGTGGCTGGTACACCTCATTGAACTACTGGTCGGCGCAAAAGGCACATGGGGGATCATCGTGGCGGCCGCTGTAATGGCAACAGGATGGATTTTTAGTTTTGGAAGCAAAAAGGAGAGCAAATGAAAACTTTGAAAGGCATGGTGTTGTCAATGCTCGGTCTGGTTGCGGCAATCGCATCAGTCGGGTGCGGAGACACGATTCAGGGCTGTCAGACCACCTCGCAGATGTTCGGATGGGCGATTGTATCTTGCGGTCTGCTTGCGGTGGCTATCGTTCTGTGTGCTCTGGCTGTTAGCGCCGAAGAAGAAAAACGCCGCGAACGCGAGCGCCGGAAAATCAAGCATGTTGCCTACCACACGAACGAGTGGAGGGATGCTCGATGAAATGCCCGTTATGCGGTAGCGACAACATCACAACGGTTGACAGCCGGTCTGCCCCCGACAGCATCGTTCGCAGAAAAAAGTGCCTTGTATGTAACTACCGGTGGTCTACCATTGAAATCGACAAAGACCAGTGGTACAGCGCACTGCAAATCAAAGAGGAACGTAAGAAGGGGAGACCGAAAGATGATTAACCTCGACAGATTCGGTGGCGTGACAGAGCCGGAGGACGGCGTGTATTTTATGACCAACGAGCAGATGGCAGAAGCCAAAAAAACTGACCGTATGGCTGAGATTGAGGACTTGCAGTCTGAGATTGAGGGCAGAGAAGCAGAGCTGAAAAACCTCCGCGCACAGTTGGCAGACCTGATGGCTGGTTGATTTTGTACAGCCAAATTAAGCCAAAGTAAGAACAATGAAGCCTAATAAAGCCGAAGAAAGGAGGACGATTCCATGACCGATAAGGAACTTGTCGAGTATCTTTGCAAATGGTTTTACGTTGATTCTGGAGGTACGTTACACAGAAAAGACAGGAAAAACAGTGCAGGAAGCTACGATAAAGACGGTTATTTGATTGTAAAAATCAAAGGGAAACAATACAAAGCACACCGCCTTGTATACGCACTTCATTATGGGCTAATGCCTATTGGAGTAATCGATCATATTAATGGAATCAGGACAGACAACAGGATTGAGAATCTTCGCTGCGTAACCCAAGCTGATAATGTTGCAAATACTGTTCAGGCCAGAAACACTTTAACTGGCGAGTACGGAATCTACGAAGACCGTTCAACGAAAGGTTTGAAACGCAAATATTCGTTCCACTTTAGCGGCAAAACATACCGATTCAAAACCATAGAAGAAGCTAAGAAAGCAAAAGATGCTTTATGGAAGGAGAAATATGGAAACACTTGTGAAGCTTTCCAAAATTCAAGGCGAGCTGAAAGCCCCAAAAAGCCAGCGCAATTCTTTTGGTAAGTACAATTACCGCAGCTGCGAAGACATTCTGGAAGCAGTAAAACCACTCCTTGCGAAATACGGAGCCTGTCTTGTTCTTGAAGACGAGCCTGTACAGAGTGGCGAGTACCACTATATCAAAGCGACTGCAACAATCTACGATTCGGAGACCGGAGACAAAATATCTAACACGGCATACGCCAGAGAGCCAAAGCAACAATCTGGTATGTCAGATTCCCAACTTACCGGCACTGCAAGCAGCTACGCCAGAAAGTACGCACTGAACGGTTTGTTCTGCATTGACGATACGAAGGACGCTGACACGGACGAGTACCAGAAGCAGACCACAAGCAGGGCAAACAAGCCTGCGCAGAAGCAAACGGAAGCGGAAACCATCCCCCCATGCGCTTGCTGCGGAAAGCAGTTGCAGCCTATTCAGTACAACAACCGCACAGTCACTCCGCTGGAAACTGCAAGAAGCACGAAGAAACGCTTTGGGCGTGTCCTGTGTTGGGACTGTGCTCAGAAACAACCGAAGGAGGGCTAAACAATGCTTAACTCTATCGCAATTCAGGGGCGTCTGGTTCACACGCCTGAAGCTAAGGTCACGAAGTCTGGCAAGGATGTTTGTACGTTCAGCATTGCTTGCGACCGCCAGAGTGGCGGTCAGAAGGAAACCGACTTCTTTAACTGCACCGCATTTGGCAATACGGCGCTGTTTGTTTCCAAGTGGTTCCAGAAGGGTAGCCTAATTCTGGCGACTGGCAGCATCCAGACCCGGAAATATACCGACAAGCAGGGGAACAACCGCACTGCAACAGAAATCATGGCGAACAAGGTTGACTTCTGCGGTGGAAAGTCTGACAGCAAGCCCGCCGATCGGGCGCAGGATGCACCGCAAAATTACTCTCAGGGCGACACGGACGATTTCTCTGTGATTGACGACAGTTCTGATCTCCCTTTTGACTAACGGTTACGCTACCGGAACAAAAGGCAAACCGCCTACCTTATATAAGAGCTGCGCTATCTGGCTGGACGGGCGTTTGGAAGATGATTACCTGTTGTCTCAACTGCAAATCACGCCACACAGCTTGCCACGACACTTGCGAGAAGTACAAGACAGAGAAGAAAGACTTTGAGGATCGCAAGGCATTCGTGCATGAGTTGAACCACAGCCAGAGCGTGTACCACCGCAACTACGAGGATAAGCACCGGGAACGCGGCAAGAAGCGGTTTCTCGGAAGTGAATTTAGAGGTGAACAAGGATGAACGAATGGAGAGATATAGTAAAAAATCCACCTCACAAATTGGATGGAGATTCGAGGGGGAACATTTTGGTTTGGTATAGCAATACGAAACGCGCAGAAGTTGTGAAAATGACCGTTGCGGTGTCGTTTCCTGACATTATGCCGTTCTGGATGCCACTCCCCAAACAACCAAAAGACAACGAATGAACACCGGCAAGCAGTTTGAAGCGGACTTCAAAGCATCCGTTCCACCCGATGCGTGGTGCTACCGCCTGAAAGACAGTGCTGCCACATATTATGGCGGCAACGAGAACCTGTCATTCTCCATCGACAACATCTGTGACTTCCTTGTGTACCGTTACCCGATGAACCACCTGTTTGAACTGAAAACCATTGAAACGCCCTCTATCCCTCTGGAAAAGGTGTTCGGCAAGTACGACAAGGCAAAGTGCAAATACCGCAAGGAAAAGCACATCACAGACATGGTGGAAGCAATGGGGTACAGCGGTCAGACCGCTCATGTGATAGTCAATTACCGGGCAGTCAACCGCACCTTTGCAATCCCTGCCAGCAATGTTCTGGCGTTCCGATACAATGAAAGCCGCAAGAGCATCCCTTGGCAATGGGCAGAGCAAGAGGGGATAGAGGTCAAAGCAAAAATGATGCGTGTCCATTGGCGGTATGACGTGGATGCGCTGTTAAAGAGATTGGAGAAAGAACATGGCAATGGTATTTAAGTGCGACCGATGTGGAGAGATTTTTAATCGGAAAGTGCCTGGCATAAACGAGTGCTACGGAACAGCAAATTCGATTTTGTTCTTGGATTGTACGGTGGAACGAAACCGCTTTGGACTGGGCGAAGAACCAGTTCAACTTTGTCCGTCCTGCATGAAAGAACTGAATGACTGGTTAGAGCCAAATAAAGAAATACTAGACAACGGAAACAAGAACGAATGGAACAACATGACTACTCAACCGCAATGTAACGTGGCTGTCGAAATAAAGCTTGAAAATGGAGACCTCGACATTGCGTACCGCAGATATAACGATAAACGCTGGTTTCAAAGTAGTGGCGAGTGGGTTTCGAGCGATGCCAAAATTGTTGCATGGCGGTACATCGACTGAAAGGAGAACAGAAGTGAGCAATCATCGTTTTATCTGTCTTGTGATTACAATTCTGGCACTGTCACTCACACTGTTATTTACATCCTGTGGTTCAACATCTGCTGATGCCGAAACTAAAACTGAAACCGCTGACCACCCTTGCTACCATGTTACAGTTTATTCCCCGGAAATTGAAAAAGTAGGTTACGGTAGCGCACGGCATCCAAAGTACACCATTACGGTGGAAAGCTTTAACGAGCTGATTCCGATCTCTAGTGCAAGAGATTACAAACTACTCCAAATACCTCTGGGAGACGGTCGATTTGAGCTTGTATCCACTTCAATGGTTGAAATCGAATACTACTGAAAATGGTTGGGCAGTTCAAGAACGAGGACATGACCCCGACGAGTTTGCGGATTACATCACTGCAAAGTCAGAACAGGTCGAAAAAGAGCTGAGAGAAAGGTGGAACTGATGGATAAGGAACAGCTTGCAATCGCACGGTTGCAGGACGCTGCAAAGCTTTCAGAGCATCGGTACAAGAAATCGTTGATGGTCACATACTCTGGCGGCAAGGATTCACAGGTGCTTGTGGCTCTGGCTGAACGTGCTGGAATCAACTTTGAGGTGGTCAACAGCCACACCACAGCAGATGCGCCGGAGACGGTCTATTTCATCCGTGAGCAGTTCAAGGAGATGGAAAAGCGTGGAATCAAATGCTCCATCGCCATGCCACAATACAAGGACAAACCCGTGTCCATGTGGACGCTGATTCCGCAAAAGCTGATGCCGCCTACAAGACTTGTACGCTATTGCTGTGCCGTTCTCAAAGAAAATACTGGCCGCGATAGATTTATCGCTACCGGCGTTCGCTGGGCTGAATCAACAAACAGAAAGAAAAACCGTGGAACGATGGAGTTTAGCCATCGTGACAAGGAAAAGCGAATCATCCTCATGGGCGACAACGATGAAAAGCGGCAACTGTTCGAGACCTGCAACCTCAAGGGCAAGATGACTGTCAATCCTATTGTGGACTGGTCTGACGATGATGTGTGGGACTACACGCACAGCGAACACTTTCCCATCAATCCGCTTTACTGCGAAGGACAGAAGCGTGTTGGCTGCATCGGCTGCCCTATGGCTGGTAGGGGGGGCAGACAGCGTGAGTTTATGCGCTGGCCTTCTTATGAAAAAATGTACATCTCGGCGTTTGAAAGAATGCTTGATGCCAGAAAAGCAAAAGGCTTGCCGTGCGACTGGCAAACTGGAATGGACGTTTTTCGCTGGTGGATGGAAGATGCCAACATCAGCGGTCAGTTGAGCATGGACGATTTGATGGAGGATAACAATGTTTGAATTTGTAACCCGCTGGCTGGTCTGCTTAGTCCTACTGGCGGTAGTAGTTCAGTCTGAACGGACAATCAAGGGCATGGTAGACAACCTGTTTGAGGAACGGCAGGCAATGCTCGTCTGGGCGTTCATCAACGTGTGTCTGGTCGTTTGTACGGCAATTGTGATGGGGTGGAAATGATGGAAATTTGCGACATTGAGAGAAAAGAAATCAATTTTGGGTGTCTGGAGTATGGAGATGTGTTTGAGATTAACGGCGAAATTCTTGTGAAAGCTAACGTGAACCTTTCGGTAAGTAAATTGTCTGGCGGTGTCAGCTTAAAAAGCGGAGAGTTTTTGCAGATAGATGAGCTTTTCCCCGTCAAGATGGTAAACGCTCATCTCCAGTTGGAGGGCTAAGAAAAATCATGGACAATGAACTTTACTGCCCGATGAAGTTAACCAGCAATCCGCTTGGTCGGTGCATCTGTGAGAAAGAAAAGTGTGCTTGGTGGCGGCAGTTGGATAGCTGCTGCTCTATCTGGCAGATTGCATGGAAGCTGGACAACATTGAAAAGAAGATGAAGAGGTGAGAGTGTGAAAAAGCGGATTTACCTTGTTCTTGAAACCGAAACGGATGAGGATGACAACAGCATTCGCAGCGATATTGAGCAAGAACTTGGAATGGCTACGCATTATTTCAAAACCTGCTCTTATAGTGAAATCGGGTTTGATGGCTTGTGGAGAAGCACATTCGAGCAGCCGCCTAAGAAAGAAGATGCAGATGAAAACGGCTATGTGATGGCGATTGCCGGGCCGATTACAAAGTCCGATTGCGTAGGCTATCCATACAAGTGGTTGTGGAATGTCGTTGCAAAGCATCCATACGCATACCCTGTTTGGAAGCGCATCAAGGAGGTCTGACACATGGCAACACCTCCGAAGCGTGGTCGTGGTAGACCGCCACTGACCGAAGCTGAAAAGAAAAAGCGTGAGAAGCGGGCGCAAAAGTCGAAAGAAGAAGCCGCTGCGAAGCGTGAGAAAGAGCGAGAGAAGAAAAAACAACAGATGCTTAACAAGCGGAAATCTATCCGATCACAGGTGAGTAAAAAGGTGAAAGAACAACAGGAGTTAGCGATTACGAGGTCTAAGATGCTGAACACAGGCGATTTGCAGTCAAGAATCGGCGATGAAGAAGACAAGAAGGTTATCGGCATGATTGCCGCAAAGTATTTTGGCGACCTTCCGAGCGTGGACATGAACAACCCCATTGAAGTGCAGCAACGTCTTGACTTCTTCTTTGACGCTTGCATCGAAGCCAGAATCTCCCCTGTGGTGGAATGGATTGCATTGGTTCTTGGCATCGAATGGCCTAGCCTGAGACAGATTATGACAGGCAAACGCCGTGACGACAGCTTGCAGCAGAAGTACATCTTGAAGCTGATTCTGCAAATGCAGTCCATGTGGGCATACAACGGTATGTATGGTCAGGAGAACCCGGCAGAGTGGATTTTCCGAGCCAAGAACTACTTTGGTATGCGTGACAACGTGGAAGTCACCGTTGCGCCGCCTGAACAGCCGTTGGGCGATGCCCAGAGCGCAGAACAACTCGCCCAGAAGTACCAGACGGCTTTGCCGAAAGGGATTGACGTAGAGTACAGAGAGGTAGCGGAAAAATGAAAGAACTCATAACTTTCTTCTTATTATCTTGGGCGGTTGCTTTTTTGATTATCAACAATTTTAACGATAAGGAGTAAAACATGAAAAAGGTAGCAACTATTATTTCTTCTGTGGTAGCAGCGTTTTTTGTTGCAGTGGTTCTTTTGCTGTGTTTGGAGAGAGTGCCTGTTGGGTATGTCGGCGTTGTTTATTCCGCACGAGGTGTTGAGCAGAACACTTTGTCGCAGGGCTGGCACTTCCTCTCGCCGATGAAACACGTTAGCAAGTTCCCTATCAGCCAGCAGCAGCTAATTTTTTCAGATGACCCAGCAGATTATAACGCAAAAGAACACGCAGATTGGCACATTGATGCTCCTGCAAGCGGTGGAATGGTTGGAGTAAACCTTACCGTAAATTATAACTTCATTCCAGACCGTGTTGTTGAACTTTACAGCCGTTTTAATGGGATGGATGGCGAAACGCTTGTCGAAAGCCGTATTCAGAACAGCATTATCGCCTATGTCAAGGAAGTTACGCCACAGTTTTCTGTGATGGACATTTACTCCGAAAAGAAAACGGAAGTAAACAACGCAATCACAAACTATTTGAATGAAAAGCTTACCAATGAATACGGAATCAACGTTTCAAGTGCCCTCGTGATTGACGTAGAGTTGGATGACACCCTCACCGAAAAGATTAGAGCGAAAGAACAAGCAAAGCAGGACGCAGAGATTGCTGAACTGAACAAGCAGACCGCTCTTGCACAGGCTGAAACAGACAAGGTAAAGGCTCAAGCGGAAGCCGATGTGAAAGTGATCGAAGCTCAAGCAGAAGCCGAATCGAACCGTATTGTGTCTGAATCCATCACACCTGAACTGATTCAGATGAAAGAAGCTGAAGCCAGACTGAAGCACGGATGGGTCACTGTCAATGGAGCAGATACAGTCGTAACAAAAGCTGATTGATGGGGAACATATTCCGTGCAAAATCAAAGGCTGAAAAGCTGACAAAGAAATTCTGTTTAAGGATGTTGGGGAGAACGAACAATGAAAATCATTACATATCCTGACGGTCGTTCGGAACAGGTTGGAACGCCATTAGAACTAGCGCAGTTCATGTTTGGCTTGATTGAATATCAAACTGTGCAGAAGTTCAAGAATCTGATTGATTCTATTCCACAGCAGATTGAAAGACCAAATAAAAAACGCGCACCTAAAAAGAAAGCAGGAGAATCTAATGCAAACTGACAGAGGAATCTACCACAAGAGAGTATGCGACCGCTGCGGAGCGGTTCTTGGCAGCAGGATGATGAACCCTGACGAATACTTCAAGGACTGGGCGTGGCGCAGGGACACAGGCGACTTGTGTCCGGAGTGCTATGCAGAGTATAAGCGAGTGATCGGGCGGTTCAATGCCAACAGAAGGAGGAAAAAATGAGAATTAACGGCATGATGTTTGTTTGCAACAGATGTGGGGAAAAGGTGTTCGCAGAACGGTATAACGATGGCGAGTTCGATTGGAAAGCGTTACAAGGTTGGGAAACCGGCTTGGGAAGCTTTTTCAACGTTGGAGAACTGTGCCCTGAATGCCGTGAAGAATACGGAAAACTGATGCAAAAATTTATGGGGGATAAGAAGTGATGCTTTACGGAGTTTATCGGTGCAAACAGTGTGGCGCAGTCCTTAACGCTGAAAACGAGCTTGACGGTATTTTTGAAGATGGTCTGAAATTTGCTTTCATAAATGAGAACCCGATCATCTCCATTTCACCCTACAAGAGTTCTGGTAAAGCTATTGCTCACCGATGCAATGATTCGACCATAGGAATGTGTGAGCTGATAGGCTGGAGGAAAATCAAATGAACTTCTATTGCACCACCGAACATTGCTCTTGCATGGGCATCAAACAGTTCTCTGCTGGCAAAGTCATCCGATGCACGGCAGAATCCTGCAAGAACAAATCTGAGCCGTTCTGTGGCTCTTGCAAATGGTACGCAGAGTCGGAGGGCGTGTGCGTGAACGACCAGTCAGAACACGTTGCAGACTTCGTGTGGAACGAACGCGGATGCAAGGAATGGGAGAAGAAAGATGAGCGAAAGTAATGTAATCAGGCTGGGCAATGGCATTCTACTGGACAGCAAAGGGAAACTTTTATGCCAAACTGTGGACAAGTCCTGCTCAAACTGTAAATGGCACGACAGATTCTCGTGGGTCTGTTACAACGGTCTGTCTGAGTGCCGGGCTGATTTTACAGACCCAGAAGATGTGTGCAAAGAATGGGAGAAAAGAGAAAATGACAGCTAAAGAAACATTTTCCATATTTGTTTTGGGGTCGCTCATAACATTCTTTGTTGGAGCCTTTGTCACGATTTTTGAAATGTTTCTTTGGGATATGACCGATGACATTTCGCTTGGATGGTCGTGGAAGCATCCAGAATATTCAACAATTATTCATGCAATGATAGTGGCAGCTATTAACGCTACTGTCTTTGGCGGTGGTCTTTTAGCTGTATGGCTGGCGAAAGGATGAAAAAAATGAGTTATGATATTTCACTGTGCGACCCTGTAACGCATAAACCGCTCAAAGCGGATAGTACGCATTTTATCGCTGGTGGTATGCGCGCTATGGGCGGAACGAAAGAACTATGGCTCAACGTCACCTATAATTACGGCCACTTCTATTATCGACCGGAAGTGTTTGGGGATGGCGGCATCCGTTCCATTTACGGCAAAACAGGCGCAGAGAGCATCCCGATGCTGGAAAAGGCTATTTCTGCATTAGGTGACGATGTAGACGATAGCGACTACTGGCACGCAACAGAAGGCAATGCGAAACGTGCGCTGTACGGACTGCTGGCGTTTGCAAAGATGCGCCCGGATGGCGTATGGGACGGAGATTAAAGAAGAAAGGACAATGCTTGATATTGCATTAAAAGCAGTTCAAATCATAGCTTGCGCTGTTATTGTGATTCTCTTGATTTTTCACAATGCACTAGAAAAGCAAACGTCTATTTGCGACCGGTGCAAGAACCTATATTGTAAGCGTTCCGCAAGAGATAGAGAATATTACAGATACGTTTGTAAAGTGCCGTTCAAAAAGCCGTTTGACATTCCACCTGAATATTGCGCAAATTTTGAAGAAAGGAAAGACAATGGCTAACACACTTTGGCATCCAGCAAGCGAACCGCCACGAGAGCGGGCGCAGCCTTTGTTGCTTGCGACTAAGAGAACGTGGCGTGATAAAAATGGAAATTTGTTGCAAGGAATCTCGCCAACAGCGTACTTTCTTGGCTGTTACGCAGACGGTCAGTTCTGGGATGAGATAGGCGAGAGACTGCCAGAAGGTGTGACTGTGACGCATTGGATGACGTTTCCGATGGCATGAGGTGATGTAGATGGATAAGTATGCATGGCATTCTGTGCGAGATGAATTGCCGCCGTCAGATGCTCCGATGTTGATTCTGATGGTAAAACATATCTACCAAAACGAAAATGACTATGAGCGATACATGAGACTTGGATTTTATGCGCCAGCATTCGGTAAAAAGGCGTGGCGGGATGAATTCAATGACCCACTAGAACACGACGATTGGTATGTTGTGACGCACTGGACGTATGCGCCAGAAGAGCCAAAGGAGGCTTGAATATGACGAACAAGAAGTTTGGCATCATAATTATGGACTTGAGCCTTTTTGACTTCGGGCCGAAACCGCCCTGTGGGTACATCAAGGCGAAGCATATTCGCCCAGCATACGGCAAAGGCGAAAAGCTTGTAAAGGTGCATAAGCGAATCACGAGAACGAAAGAGGGATTTAGAAAATGACAGAACTCAAGAGATGTCCGTTCTGCGGTGCGGAACCGCCGACTGTAAAAGTGCTTCATCCACTTGACATTAACATGGCTAATTGGGTAGTCTGCGGAAAATGCGGGGTGAGCACTTCTGTAACATTTGGCAAGGAAAAAGCCATCGAAGCATGGAACAAACGCTACAAAGAGGATTAAGTATGGAGCAGGAACACAAGCCGAGAATATCAATGATTCTTCTGTTGGAACACGTCCATGCAATGGACGAGCTGACAGACGAGGAATTTGGAGCATTCATCCGCAACTACGCACAGTATGTTGAGACTGGACTTGAGCCAGCATACGACAACGATCGTGCTATGCGGATGCTCTGGAAAGTCGTTAAGGCGTTTGATGATATGAACGTGCAGAAGATGGAAGAACGTGATAAGCGTAGACGAGAAGCAAACAAGAAAAATATAAACAAGCGTTGGAACGATAAAAAATACGAAAGCATACCAATGGTATCACAGGATACGAATGGTATAAATGGTATACCAAACATACCAACTGATACGAATGGTAGCTTATCTGTATCTGATTCTGTATCTGAATCTGATAAAAAAGAAAAATGTGAAAAGAAAAATACCAACGAAGTCAAACGCTTCAAAGCTCCGACTATCGAGCAAGCCAAAGAATACTTTGCTGACAAGGGCTACATGGAATCGGAAGCAGCGCGGTTTGTTGACCACTTCACGGCAAATGGCTGGAAGGTCGGCAAGTCACCCATGAAGGACTGGAAAGCTGCTGCACGGAACTGGATGCGTAACGTGAAGGACTGGAACGGTGGCTATCAGCAGACGATGGCTGAATTGCCTGACGAGGGAGACTTTCTGCGGTGAATATTGAAAATCAGACCCAATACATCCTGCTGGGAGCAGTCCTCACGTTCTCGGAATACGCCGATGTTTTGCAGGATTTGGAGATTGAAGATTTTTGCCCTGAACTGCAAAGAACATTCGCTGCCATTCGTGGCTATTGGGAGCACAACGACAAATGGAACCCAGTAGAGGCCATGGGGCAGTACGATGACGATTGTAGAAAGGCTATGGGAGAATGCCTGGATGCCTTTGGCGCAGAGTTCATCCGCAACGTCACCCATGACATGATTCTTGGATGGGCTAGAATCGTCAAGGAACAGGCAGCGTTGTCCAGAGCCAGAGGGCTTGCATTCAAAATCGTTAATGGCTCGACCCGATACGCAGACTTGACGGGTATCTATGAGCAGCTAGGTGAAGCTATCAACCTTCACAGCGAGAGAAGCGATTTCATCTCGATGTGTGATGGCATAGACAATTACATCCGCAAGTTGGATGATAAGCCGGAGTATATCAGCACAGGGCTTAGAGTGCTGGATAACAACTTGCATCTTGTGCCGGGCAACTTCGTTGTGATCGGCGGCAGACCGTCTGCTGGTAAGACTGCACTGTCCTTGCAGCTTGCCTGTGAAATAGCAAAGAACGGACGTAAGGTGGCGTATTTCAGCCTAGAGACCGACCCTGATACGCTCTACGCTCGTATCATCGCAAACCAGCTAGGCGTACCGCTTCACACGGTCAAAAACAAGACTGTCAGCATTAACGAGCTTGACCGACTGGCAGCCATCAAGAAATATCCGCTGTACGTTCGCTCTGCTGCCGGTAAAGGCGTTGGATGGATTAGAACGCAGTCCATCAGGATGCAGGCAAAAGTGGTGTTCATCGACTATTTGCAGCTTATCCATCAAGCCGGAGCAAAAGACCGATACAGTGCCGTCACGGAAATCAGCATGGCACTGCATGAGTTCGCACAGTCCACAGGAACGCTGGTGGTAGCTCTTGCACAGCTCAATCGAGAGACAGCAAGAGCGGGCATTCCACCGACTGCCGCAGACCTACGAGAGAGCGGACAGATCGAGCAGGACGCAGATGCAATCATCCTGCTGGCACAGAAAGTGAAAACGCAAAAGAGACCAGAAGAGCATTATCACTTTGCGCTTGAAAAGAACAAAGAGGGCAACGTGGGGTCACTGGACATCACGTTCCAGATGGGAACACAGCAGTTCAAAGAATGCGTGTGGATGTAATGAGAGGAGAATAAACATGAAATACCGCAAGAAACCAGTTGTTATCGAAGCATTCAAGCTCAATGCACGAGGACTTGTTGGAGCAGATTGGTTCTGGGATGCAGTAAGTAGCAATGATATTATCACGCATGACTTCGGAAAGTTTTACGATGGCCCAAATGTTTACGATGGACCTGCGTGGTGCGAGATTAAAACGCTTGAAGGGACTATGATTGCAAGGGCTGGCGATTATATCATTCGTGGCGTAAATGGCGAAATCTACCCCTGCAAACCAGATATTTTTGAAAAAACATACGAAGCAGTTGAATAATAGCCTGGCATCGCTTCTGCGCTCGTATCGTCACAGTAGAATAGGCAAGAAAAACAGATAACAGAGTCTTGGCAATAAAGTTATCGTCTGAACCCTATAAATATTTTTCACTACACAAAATACAGGAGGAAAAGACTATGGCACTTACCAACATCGAACGTGAAACTATCATCAATTTCAACGCAGCGGAAGATACCGCAGAAATCTACACGGCAGACCCGGTTTACATTCGCAAGCTGGATAAGCTATGTGAGCAGTTCCCCGACACATACAAGTTTATGGCGGAGCTGTCTGCTAAGCGGTGCAAGAAATCCAAGACCTATTCGATGCCGAAACGTCTTGTGAAGTTCCGGCCGCCTGTCACTCGTGAGATCAGCGAAGAGCAGCGTGAAGCACTGGCAGATCGTCTGCGTAAGGCAAGAGAAGCCAAGAATATCTAATCTTAGCTCGTACGGCTACAAAACTACTGTATCAGAAAACATGGAATGGTATCAGGTGGTAAAACTACCCTCTGCGACTATTCCGTGCTTTTTTCGTCTGTTATTTGTCGGAAGAAAACGGCAAGGTCTGATTTTGAGCAGAATCCGTCTCGATCGACGGGAGAATTAGACGAAAGCAGAGTGCATGAGACGAAATGGATGCGATTATTGCATACCAAGCGATACGAATCGTATCAGTTGATACGAATGGTATGCTTTGGTATCATGGTATACCAATCTTCCCCCCTTTCTTCCCCCTCTTTCCCCTACAACCCCTATTACCCCCTATAATCCCCCCTACCTCCCCCCTCAAACAAATAAATTGTTTGAGGCCCCCACGCCAAAATGGTGCAACAACCGGAAACAACAACCAGATGCTTTGCAAAGGTTCTTTCCCCCTACAACCCTCTATCTCCAAAAGCCAGACCGTTAGCCAGCAGAGCAGACCGTAGGCGAGAACTAGCGTGAGGTTCGGACTGGTGGATGGTCTACGACTATTTCACATGGAGAATTGACTTCATTTTGTAGTCGGCTGGATATGTATAAATGTTGCATAGCTTGACTGCGACTATCAGGTATAAATATTTATAGCAAAGTGGTATGAATTGACTGAAATACCATAGGACATTACTGGGGATTAAATTGAGCAGGAACAGACCGAATCGGATGATACGACTATTCCAGCAGAATAATCCATAGATAGTTACTAGGATATATAAGCGTATATTATAATAAGTACGGTTGGCATACGAATTTGGTATAGCTAGGCGAGAATAAAATTGACAGGTGTCTTGACATATCTTGATTTTTGGGTGGTCTGATGGCTTAGCGACTATCGCACCTCCCTTTCTCTAAAAGGCGAACGACTATTTCACACAAAAAATACACGACTATTTGACGCTAATTCGCAAGAAAACGCTACGACTATTACTCTGCGACTATCAGCGGACAGCTCGTTTCTATACTATATATAGGACTTTCAAATGTTGATCGTCTGACGATTTTACGACTATTCCACGACTATCTGCCGAGATAAACTACGACTATTCCAGAAGCCGTTACGACTATTCCAGCCGGAACGCTGCGACTATTGCTGACCTCTATTGGCTATCGGGCGAAAGCCCGAAAAGAGATGCGGCGGTAGCCGCCAGTGGTTCCGCGCCGCCCGCCGCGCTCCTGCTGCTGGACTGTCCCGCCGGGTGGAGGGTGCGCCCTGACTGCTGACCGGTGCCAAATCGCAAACCGCCGGGCTGACCCTGTACAGGTGGAGACGCTGACCCCGCCGGGCTTGCATGGTCTGTGATATGCTGCACCGTCTGGCATTAATCCATAACAGGGCGCACCGGCACCCCCTTATATACATTATTATAAATTATAATAGGGCGGCTGTGCTGGCTTATACAGCGTCCTGCGTGGCGGTGGTATCTGGTATCGGTGAAGGTGCTGCGCTTGAGGGTATGCCCTCCAACGTGGCGCAGTCGGTGTATAGTCTGCTTGTGTGGCTGCTGCATTGTGTGCGCTGGAATGGGTAAAATCAACGGAAACGCCGCTGTAAAGCCCTGTAAACGGTTTTGACGTTGTTGTGGTATAAATTGCATGGACGTTAGAAAAGCCGCTGTAAACGCGTGTGTGTAGCTGATACGCTGCCGGGCAAAAAGAAAAGCCCTGCACTGTGTCGATGCAAGACAAAAGAAAAGCCCCGCCAGCGTGGGCGGGGCTGAGAATTTTATTAGTGCCATTCAATCAAGCGTTTTGTGCGTTTCAATCCTGCTAACGTATAATCCCCGCTGACATTATCCCACACACGGGAGCGGGTGTTATAGGCATACGGATAAAGCGTTGTCTGATTTGCGCTATCCCAATTTACGGCGTGATGTACTTTTCCGGTTTCGTCGTCCACATAAATGCTAAGGCCGTTGGTTTCGTGCTCTGTATAGGTTTTCATAATGACACTCGCTTTCTGGGCTTTTTTTGCCCTTTTTTACAGTATATCATATCGCAGGCCCCAAAAACAGGACTTGCAAAAATATTTTTGCCCTTTTGGGCTTGGGCGGGGTTGCTTTACGGTGCAGCCCCGCTGAAGTGTCCGATCGGGTCATTTGCTGGCCTTAAACAACGCCGAGAAGAACCAGAAGAAAAACAGAAGTGCGGATAATATCACAGCTTGCACCCCCTTATACCACACTAAAACGCTTGTAGGTGGTTTTGCTGCTGCACTCTGCATATATATCCGGGTGCAGCGTCTTGAGTAGCTTGCTATCGAGCCGGACGCTCTGAACGTCTTTATAGATAGCCTTTGCTGTGCCCTGCGCCATTTCTGGTGCGCCCTGCATCATGGTAATAATGTCCGCTTTAATGCTCTCGTTCATTGCTTCAAGCTCTTCCAAAAGCCGCTTGTTTTCGCGGTATTCGTTCACCTTTTCTTCAAACAACGTCATTTTTTTCATACCTCCATAAAAAGATGCAAGGCGGAATTTGCTTTTTTGTGTCGATCAAAATCGGTTTGCGTCCCGTGCCCAAAGTTAAAAGCGCCTGTAATGCGTTCTTCGTCCCATATACTATAAGCACCGGCGTTAATAGCAGCTTTTACGCTGCCGCGATACTCTGTAGCAAGCTCAGGCTTGTAAATATCGATTGTCATTATTTGCCCGCCTCCTTAGCTGTTAAGAAATGTTAGCATAACCAGAGCGCCGGAGATCATGCCGCCCACATACCAGAGGGCAGCCCACTGGGTTGCATCAAGCATTGTACTCTACCTCCTCTTTGTAGTAGCTCTCAAGGTTGACCGCCACAGTATAGCGGCATTGGACGTTAAATAGGCAGTTCCACCGGCTGTCGCTGCCAAACTCTTTATTGTACAGCTTTGCTCCCTCAGTAGCTACGTTATACCAGAGGGCAACGGCCTTGTCTGCGTCATAGGTTCCGCGCTGGTACTTTTTGTGCAGGTTGTTAATAATGGGCGTTATCATTTGGCGGTACAGACCGCCGTTGTTGGTGGTGTACAATTCAAGCTCTCTGCTCTCATCTGTTTCGTGGTAGGTCATACTAGAGGTTCTTTTCATGGTTTTGTCCTCCTGTTTTGGCGTTTCGTGATGTGGTTTGTAAATGTTTTCGTTTACATCCTTATTGTAAACTAATTCGTTTACAAAGTCAAGGGGTTTTTGCAAAAAAGTAAATTTTTTCGTTTACTTTTTTTAGATTCTGCACACTGTCCAAATCTGCACAGTTTCGGACGCGCTGCCAGCCCTCCAGCGTCCGGGCGTGTGTGCCGTGCCTTGCATGATCTGCCTTGCTGCCTGTGATGTGTAGCCGTTCCGGGTGCGCTGGGGCTTGGGTTTCCACCGGCGGGGTATACAGGGAGCGCCGGGGGTGGGGTGGGTCATGCCCGCGATAAAATTTTTCAAAGAAAAAGACGTTTTCCGGGGCTCGTGCTACCAACATCCACCCCACCTTCACAAAACGAAACCTATCTGATTGTGCAAGTCTCCAAATTTTCCAAAAAATAAAAAAAGACCCCTCTCCCGGTCTAATCTGTGCTATACTTGACCGTAAGAAAGGGGCATTGTAAAATGGCAAAACTCGTAAAGTGTAAACACTGCGGCGCAAGGATAGCGGCTACCGCTAAAACCTGTCCGCAGTGTGGTGGAGAGAATACACCGCCAAAGCCAGCTTATAAGCGGCTGTGGTTCAAAATCCTTATGGTAATGTTCGTATTGGCTTTTATTATGGATTTGGTAAGCCCTCGTAACAAAACAGATACTGCGGCTAGCTCTGAAAGCGAAAAACCAACATCATCCGTTGCGTCATCTGTAAAGACAGAATCTAAAAATCCGTCTGTTACTTCGGAAGAAGCCGTAAAAGAGAACGGCTCTATTGTTTTAGTTGATGAAGTTCTTGGCGATTATGGAAAAGAAGAAACGAACAAGAGTGGTTATAAATATATCTGGTACATGGTTCCGGCTGGCACATACCAAGTTGAGAATCGAAACAAAGAAGCTACAGTATTTGTGGTGTCTGATGCAAACTCTGATGATGTGAGCGACGTGCTTAAATTTGAAAAAGCTGGTGAAAGGCAGAATGTTACCGTTAAAGACGGTTATCATATCGAACTTTCGATTAGCACGGAAATTCTATTAACGCCAGTTAAATAAATGGAGAAATACAAAATGAGCTTTATAGGAGCAATAGGAGCCATCGCAGACCTTGTAAAAGGATAATCACATAACACAAAAAGCCAGCGGCTAGATGTTCTCTAACCACTGGCTTTTCTTATGGGCTATTTACGATTTAAGTGTTGGAAACATGATAGGAGCGCTGACTTCTTCCTTTTCCATGAGAATGTCGAGCAAACAATCATTGTATCCCATTGAATAGCTGTCCTCGCAAAAATGTTGTACGGACGTTGCTAGCGCTACACTTACAACTTCTCTTGACCGCTTATCCTCTGGCATGATGATTTCTAATGCCTGATTAAGGATTTCATGGCTTTTTTCTAAAACGGCTTTGTGCTCTTCATTCTCAGCTTGTAGCCGAAACATTTCTTTCGAGTAGTCCATCAGCACGTCTCCATTCTAATCTGCTCACCAACAGGCAAATAGCCCGCTTCTTTAAGCTTGCTATAAATGAACTTCTGACCGGCTCTCGTCCAGCGAGTGACCTCTTTCGTCTTGCCGTTCGGCAGTTCGATTGGATGCCCGACAACATATCCGTTGCCAAGATACTTCTGGTAAGGAATCCACTGTTTGTTCACAGCATGTTGGATGCCAAGCCCTCTAAGAATCTGGTTCAGCTTTCGTGCGCTCATGCCGTAGTTCATGGCAATCTGCGTGGTAGTCAGGCTTTCATCAGAGAGCAGCATAGCCTTTGCGTAGTCAGAATCAGGCTTCATCTTGGCGTTTTCCACTTCCAGAGCCTTTACTTTCTTGCGCTCCGTGTCGATAACACTGTTAGCGGCGATCAGAGCGCGGCTCAACAGCATTTCCGTAGATTCAGGTTCCGGGTTTGTAAGCTTCTGCTCCATCTGATTGAAAGCGTCAATATACTTGAGCTTCCATTCAAGGGCTTCCTTGCCGGTGAAACCCATAGCCAGCAAGGTGAAACCGTCACGGTTCATCAGGTACATGGGGTAGCTCTGACCGTTCTGCTCGTGGGTGTACTCGGTTTTGAAGAACATGGGGGTCTGCCCAATTTTCGGCATACCCTTCAAAATGCTCTCGATAGCGTCTAAAACGTGTCGATGGGCTTTTCCAAAGTTCTCCGCGACTTCGCGGCTGGAAACGACAACCTGTCCGTTCTCGCTGATAAGATTGATAGCATATTTAACCTTTTGTTCCATAAAAACTCCTATGGTTCTTGCGGAACAAGCCAATTCCTGCTATAATAAGGCTGGAACAGCTTGTTCCAGTGGTTTTGATGATACGTTCGCTGCGGTCGGCAAACTTTAGCGAGCGTATCATTTTTCGTTTTCATTGGTCTCCGGGATTGGATGCACTTCAAAGAATGTGTCACGGATGGCTGCTGCCTGTGCGACCTTGTGTTCGGTGCAATAGGCTTTCAGCCACTGGAACTGCCGTTCGGTCAGTGCAACAGTGAACGTGTGATTGTGCCGTTCGAGATAAGGACTGTACATAAACTCACCTCCCTTCATGTAGGTGCAACCAGTATATGCAATATGTTGTGGTTTGTCAATTACGCAAACGCTTAATGTAGTACTGGTATCTGTACAAAATCCAAAAGTTTGTAGACTTGCACAAAATTTAACTGTTGTTTTTGGCTGCTCCGGCTTCGTACCCTGCCCGGTAGTTCAGTTCGGACAGCTTGCCCAGCGCATCAGCGTACTCCCTGTCCTCACTGGTCGGCTCTTTGCCGTGGGCGAAAGTTTTCAGAAATTCTTCGGTTGTCGTGGGAAAGTTCATGTTTTTTGCTCCTAACTCTTGCGGAGAGCAGCCCTTTTTGGTATAATAGATTCCGAAAAGGGAGACTGCCCCCTTGGTGGTTGCAGGTTCTCGTTTCGTGATGTGGATAAGCTATCAGCGTTGCCGTCCAAAGTTCCGCTGGTAGCTTATTTTTTTATGCCTTGATGTTCTCAACGTAGGATGCCACCCACTCGATACCCATGCGGATAACATCAACCTTTGAGATGCCCAATGCCTTTGCGCTGCTTTCCATGCTTGCGATCTGGCTCTCTGTGAGCTGGGTGCTTATCATGTGCAGCTTATCACGTTCCGAGGTTTCTGCTCGTCTTGCCAAGCCTATCGCCTCGCTTTCGCTGGAACAAGTATAAAGCGTGAAAATATGCTTGTCAATACCCAAAGTTTTATGGAAATGAAGTTTGAAAGAATTACTCCTTATTATAGAAAATTTTTTACCTGATTGTGATTAACTAAGTAAACACCCTTATACTACTCTAGTATGTATAAATACATACTAGAGTATATTTATATATAATACACTCTCAGACCGCTTCGATTTTAAATCCCCTCTTGACAAAGTAAATCTTTTCGTTTACAATGGTGACGAAAGGGGCGGTAAAAATGGACGAGCAGGAAAAGGTTACTACAAAGAAAAAAGAGAAAATTGTCACTAATGGGGCTGAAATCGTAAAGGACGTAATGAAGCGTCAGGATATTACGATAGTTAGGCTTGGGGAAATTTCTGGTCTTGGGTCGAGACAAGCGGTGTATCAAAGGCTAAAAGATGGAAGTTTGAACCTTTCTACGTTTTTTAGGCTTTTGAACTCAATGAATTACCGTATTGTTGTCGAGCCGGACATGGGCGATATTGGAGATAAGGCATATATTGTCGAGGGGACAGTCGTTGAAAAGGACGGTGAACCTTAATGATTTACGGTTACGCTCGTGTCAGTTCCGCTGGTCAGGCGATTGACGGCAACAGCCTTGAAGCCCAGTCGGAACTTCTGAAAGCTAACGGCGCACAGAAAATCTTTTCGGATGTTTACACCGGCACGAAGCTGCATCGACCTGAACTTGACAAGCTGATGGCTGAAATTCAGCCGGGAGATACGCTGATCGTGGCGAAACTTGACCGTATTGCCCGTTCCGTGAAGGGCGGCATTGAAATTATTGACAGCTTGCTTGCAAAAGACGTGTCCGTGAACATTTTGAATATGGGTTTGATGAACAATACATCGACCGGAAAACTGATTCGCAACGTTATGCTTGCCTTCGCAGAGTTTGAGCGTGACATGATTGTTGAGCGCACCAAAGAGGGCAAGAAGATTGCCAGTCAGCGCTCCGATTACAGGGAAGGCCGCAAGCCCACCGAGTACGACCGCAACCTCTTTGATGTTCTGCATGAACAGGTGGAAAAACGTCTGCTGACCGTCACCGATGCTGCCAAACAGCTTGGCGTGACCCGCCAGACATGGTATCGGATTGCTGAACAGAGAAAGGCTGGATAATATGCAGGGAGAAGAACTGATTTTTAAGAACGGAAGCATCACGCTACGGTCTATGCTTGATTTTGGTGGTTTCCTCGAAATCAAGCGGTTCTTGGAAGCCTGTCATTCGGAAAACTGCACCGTGACTTTTGCAAACGAGGAAATTGTCATTTTTCCGAATGAATACGATGCTGCTAAAGATGCTCTCGTCTTTATTTACGGTACACTGGCAGAAAGACACGGCATTATCGAAAAGTATCTCCGCTATAAGCTGATGCTAGGAGATGAGCAACCAAAACCTACTTTACATAGTCAAAGAAAGGAATAAAGCATGAAACCCGTAAAATTGTCAGAACAGAGTTTGAAGCTGATTGAAACGTTGTGCGATTACACCGACAAGCCCGATATCCTCAATGCCATCGCAGATGCCTTGTACTATGACGCAGATGAATTGAAGCGCAGGCTAAACCAGCTTGCGGAAGAAGTCAAATAAACAGTGTGGCTTATTTGTGAAGATGAATTTTAGCAAATAATTTTCTAAAACAACATCATAAAATAAAATTGGAAAGGAGAACACATTGAAAGCAATTTACGGTAAATATGCGTCTGCAAAGGTTTTTACGGACAATATTGAAGATAAGGCATCCGAGCAGATTCTAACGCTTTGCAATCAGAGCTTTGTTGATGGATGCAAGATTCGCATTATGCCAGACGTTCATGCTGGCTCTGGGTGCGTAATTGGGTTTACGGCAGACTTGGGAAAGAAAGTTATTCCCAATATTGTCGGCGTTGACATTGGCTGCGGAATGCTTGTTGCTGAACTCGGAATTGAACATATTGACCCGGAAAAACTGGACAAAGTGATTAGAGAACGAGTTCCGGCTGGAATGAATGTTCACGAATCGCAGAAAATGTCGGATGCTTTCCTCCGTCAGCTTGATTGCAAAGATAGCCTTCATAATGTTGACTGGATTCTTCGCAGCATGGGCACTTTGGGCGGCGGAAATCATTTTATCGAGCTGGACGAAGATGAAGAGAAAAACCAGTACCTTGTTATCCATACTGGAAGCAGGAATCTCGGTAAACAAGTTGCAGAATATCATCAAAACGTAGCAATTTCTAATATCAAAGGAAAGAACAAAAGAAAAGAAGCTACGGAACGACTGATTGAGGAACTGAAAAAGCAAGGCCGTGAACAGGAAATTTCGAAAAAAATCAAAGAGCTGGATGTTCAGTTCCCCGATATTCCGAATGAGCTTTGCTATCTTGAAGGGAAAGAACGTGATTCTTACCTTAACGATATGCGGATTTGTCAGGCATTTGCGAAAATGAATCGGGCAAGAATTATGCATACCATTTTAGACGGCGTTGGAATAAATTCTATACTGACCCATGCGTCCTTCTTTGAAACCGTTCATAACTATATTGATGAATCGGATGATATTATCCGAAAAGGCTCTGTATCCGCTAGAGATGGTGAGAAGCTGATTATTCCTCTTAATATGAGAGACGGAAGCCTTATCTGTGTTGGCAAGGGCAATCCTGATTGGAATTTCTCTGCTCCGCATGGAGCTGGTAGGCTGTATAGTAGAACAGCGGCTAAAAAAGCATTCAGCGTTGAAGAATATCAAAAGCAGATGAACGGAATTTACACTACCTCAGCCGATGAATCCACGTTAGATGAATGCCCGATGGCATATAAGCCAGCACAGGAGATTATCAACGCAATCTCCCCAACAGTTGATATTGTAAAACACATTAAGCCCATTTACAATTTCAAAGCGGGAGAATAAAACCGAAAGGAAAACGACATGAAAACCGCAAAATTGTCAGATCAAAGCTTGAAGCTCATTGAAACGTTGTGTGATTACACCAACAAGCCGGATATTCTCAATGCCATCGCGGACGCTTTGTACTATGATGCAAACGAGTTGAAACGCAGGCTCAACCAGCTTGCAGAAGAAGTCAAATAAACTGTGCAACCCATTTATTAAGATGGATTTTAGTAAATAATTTTCTGAAGTGAAATTATAAAACCGAATATTTGATTTTTGTGCAGTTGTAGGCACTCTTTACATTTTCAGGTAGGGGGTGCCTATTTTTTATGCAGCCAAAACAGTGCATTGCCATCATCAACAGCATCAAAGCGTATGCAAAGCAGAATCCGACAGAAGCACAGGTCTACGAGGACTGGTTTCAAGCGGTCGTGAATTTGAGGGACGCTCTGTCGCAAGACAAGCGGTTCGATGCCTACAAATATTCTGGCGAGTTGCGCTCTGTCTGTGCAACCATGATGGGCAAGATGAAAACAGGTGAGGACGTGGCAAAAGTCTATGACATTATCAGCCGAACGTACCTGTTTGAAGCAAAGGATGTATTTGACAGCTATTGCATCTACCTTGAATGGAACCGTGCGCCGGAAAAGAAGTTCTATCAGCCGAGAAGAAAGGTTCTTCTGACGTTGGTTCGTGACCTAGAGGACTTGTTTTTTCATCGTGTAGAATTTCTGGGAGTAAGTCAACCTCCGAGAACTGGAAAAAGTACGCTCTGTATATTTTTTATCACATGGCTGATGGGCAACCGCCCTGACGTTGCATCGGTTATGAGCGGACATTCCGACAAGCTGACCAATGGCTTCTATGGAGAAGTTCTGTCTATCATCACTGACCCCGTGACCTATAACTGGGGCAAAATCTTCCCTGACGTTCAGCTTGTAGATAAGAGTGCAAAAGACGAAAGCGTTGACCTGAACCGCAAAAAGCGTTTTCCCACTTTGACTTGCCGCTCCATTGGCGGTACGCTGACTGGCGCAGTTGAAATCGGCGAGGGCGGCGTTCTGTACAGTGATGACCTGATTGAGGACTTGGAGGAAAGCCTGAATGTTGAGCGTTTGAACAACAAATACGATGCCTACTTGAACCAGCTAAAAGACCGTAAAAAGCAGGGTGCATTGGAGCTGATGGTCGGCACACGCTGGAACGTGCTTGACCCTCTTGGACGCATCCAGAACCAGTATGCAGACAACCCAAAGTACAGATTTCGGGTGATTCCTGCGGTGGATGAGAACGGACACAGCAACTTCAATTATGACTATGGCGTTGGCTTTGACGATTCCTACTATGCCGACATGAAAGCCAGCATTGACGATGCAACATGGTGGGCAAAGTACATGGGTAAGCCCTATGTGCGTGAAGGCCTGCTGTTCCCTGCTGACGAACTGCGGTACTTCAACGGTGTTCTGCCTGACGGGGAACCTGATCGGAAGCTCATGGTCATGGATATTGCATGGGGTGGCGGTGACTTTACCGCCTGTCCTATCGCTTATGTGTACGGCGATGCCGTGTTCATTCCTGACCTTGTGTTCAATAATGGCGATAAGACCTTGACCAGACCGGAAGTCGTGGGCAAAATCATCCAGCACAAAATCAATGTGGTGCGTGGCGAAGCCAACAACGGCGGCGATGAATACTGTGACGTAGTGGATAGCCAGCTCCGGCAGCAGGGCTATCACTGCTCTGTTCGCAGCCAACGTGCGCCCAGTGGTCAAAGCAAGCTGTCCAGAATTATCCAGTATGCGCCGGACATCAAGCGGTTTTACTTCCTTGACGAGAAACACCAGTCGAAAGAGTACAAGGCGTTCATGGAGCAGGTGACGATGTTTACGCAGCTTGGCAAAGTTTCGCACGATGATGCACCGGATAGTCTGGCACAGCTTGCCGATGAACTTTACAACGGAATCAGTAAAATCGAGCCTGTCAAGCGTCCATTTTGATTAAAAACACAATATATTGTGTTCGCTGGGTCTATTTATTTGATTTCACCACTTGACAAGGCTTATAATGTACGCAGGAAGTTTTGCAGCTTCCCTTAAAGGAATAGCTTTCACGCGGGGTTTTGTCATTTTACTCGCGTGCGTGTCAACAAGCATATTCCTCCTTTCACCGGTGGAGGTTTTCTCACTCTTTCGCCTTCACCGGGCTTTATATGTTGCGTTTCCAATTGTAAGGGGAATGCCAGCCTGTCTCCCCCACGGCTGGCAAGCAACGGTTCGATTCCGTTACGCAGCACAACGATTCACTTCTGTTTTCATGGAAATTTTCCTTTTACAACCTCCAATCGTTATTCCCGGCTCTCGATGAAATGGGTTTTGTGACATTTTACCATTTCAAAGAGCAACGATGAATTAAGCCGGGTACATGACACAGAGTGGAGCAGTCTTGTAGCTCGTCGGGTTCATAGCCCGAAGGTCGGTGGTCCAAATCCATCTTCTGTGCCCATCAGCGATTTGCTCCAGTCGGGGCAATCGTGGCTTTTGACACCCGACAAGTCAGAGCCTAGCACGGCTGGAAGTGCGAACAGTTTCCCAGTAGCTTCTGACAGGTCTGTGCTCAACAGCCTGTTTCCAGAAATTCAGCGAAAGGAGCGCTCATGCTAGTTAGAATCTGTTGCCCTTGTATTAGGCAAAACCCAATCTATAAGAACGTCCGCTGCAATCGCTATCTTGGTGAAGTAGACGGACGATACCATTTCAAGTGCGACAGATGCAAGGGCGTTATCGAAGGAGACACAAGGGAAGGATGGGTAAAAATTATCCATCCACCGGAAAAGTAAATAGCTTTTGAAGCGCAGTTTTGGCGCAGTGAGATAGACCTTAACAGGTTTGTCTTGCTGCGCTTTTTATTTTGCCGGAAAGGAGGAACGCATGGCTGAGTATCAGATGGTCGTTGGCGGTTTTTTGAATAATCCGCTGACCGGACGCAGACCGATTGAAACGCCGGAGACGGAAATCAATCGGGAGAACGTGCTGAAAGTGGTCATGGGCAAGGCAGAGCCTATTCATCTGCTGAACAAGAATGAGATTCGCTTCTTGCACAATTACTACTTGGGCAGTCAGCCTGTTCTCCTCCGCACGAAGGAATATCACGCTGAAATCACGAACCGCATTGTAGAGAACCACGCCAACGAGTGTGTGGGCTTCTACACAGGCTATATGAGCGGTACGCCGTGCTCTTATGTGCGGTCTGAAACGGCAACAGGTGACGGCGAGGAAATCGCCCGGCTGTCTAACGCCTTGCAGTATGAGGGCAAGGACGCGCTTGATCGGCGGCTCTGGCAGTGGATGTTGGAGTGCGGACAGGGATACCGCATTGTTCTTCCTGACAAGGGGTATGGCGGTAACTACCCGGACGAAACACCCCTGCTGGTGGACGTTCCCGACCCGGACATGGCGTATGTGATTTACAACTCCGGCATCGGTCACAAGCCGATTGCCAACGTGCTGCACATTCCACGCAATTATCAGAACGACTTGAACGACCTGATTTGCGTGTACACGCCAAACCAGTACTTTGAAATCGACAACGGCAAGGTCACAAAATCGGAGAATCATTCTCTTGGAATGCTGCCGATGGTCGAATACAAGCTGAACCCGGAGCGTATGGGTCTGTTTGAACCGGCTATCCCCGTGCTGAATGCCATCAACGACCTTGAAAGCAACCGGCTGGACGGCGTGGCGCAGTTCATTCAGTCCATCATGGTGTTTACGAACTGCCTTGTGGACGAGGATGCGCTCAACAAGGTTAAGAAACTTGGCGCAATGTGTCTGAAGTCCACCGCTGGTCTGCCTGCTTCTGTCTCACAGATTGCAAACGAGCTTGACCAGCAGCAGAGCCAGACCCTGCTTGATTCCATGTTGAACGTGTACCGCAGCCTGACTGCCATGCCTAGTGCAACCGGTAGCGAGAATGCAACGTCTGACAACGTGGGCGCAGTTATCGTCCGTAATGGCTGGAATCACACCGAAGCAAGGGCTCAGCAGTACGAGAATATGTTCAAGTTCTCGGAACGTCAAAGCCTGTCTGTGATGCTCAAAATTCTGCGTGATACGGCTGGTTCTAAGCTGATGGCAAGCGACATCAATATCAAACTGCCCCGCCGTCAGTACGATAACCAGCAGAGCAAGGTTCAGATTTTTGCACAGATGCTTAATCAGAGCATTGACCCGCAGTTGGCGTTTACTACGCCCGGTCTGTTCCCTGACCCGCAGGCTGCTTACGAAATGAGCAAGCCCTTCCTGATTGCCGCCGGAAAGCTAGGCAAGGATGGGAAAGCACCGAAGCCGCAGGAACAGCCCACAGACCATATTGTTGACACCAACAAAATGGTCGGCGAACAGACTAATGCAAAGGAAGGAGAGCAAAAATGAAGAAGCTGTTTATTTCTTGCCCGATGAAGAATCGGTCGGAAGAAAATATTCGGATGACGTTTGACCGTTTGCACAAGATTGCCGAAGCAGTGTACGGTGAAAGTCTTGAGGTTATCCCGACCTATATCGAAGATAACCCGCCTAAGTGCAGAACTGAAGGACTTTGGTATCTTGGAAAGAGCATCGAACTTCTCGCACAGGCTGATTATTTTATCGGCATTTGCGGCGATAATGCCTTTCAGTATAACGGCTGTACTGTAGAAATTGATGCTGCAAAGTTGTATGGCGTTCCAGTCTATCTTGTCCCGACCGTTTTCGCCGCTCCTGATGCTGCGAAAGAAGAACTGGTTTACAACGGCGCAGGGGAACTAATCGACTAAAAATCAATCCGCGTAAGCGGGCTGATATATTCCGGCAGGGAAGCCGGGATACAAATTTCGCAGCGTTGCAGGGAAGCAACGGTAAAAAAACGCAGGAGGAAATTAACGATATGAAACTCAATGTGTTGCTTGGTGATGCCTACAAAGAGGGCATGACCGCCGATGAAATCATTTCTGCGCTTGAAAAGGTTGCAGACCCTAACGCAGAAGTTGAGAAGCTGCGCAACGCCGTGACGAAAGCCAATGGCGAAGCTGCCGAGTATAAGAAGCAGCTCAAGGCAAAGCGTACCGATGACGAGAACGCCGCACAGGAACAGGCTGACAAGCTGGCAGAGATGCAAAAGCAGATTGAAGCCCTGACTGCCGACAAGGAAAACCTCATCAAGGAAAAAACTTTTGCATCTTACCGTGAGAAGTTTGTTGCACAGGGTTATGATGCTGAACTGGCTGGCAAGGCTGCATCTGCACTGGCTGACGGCGACGTGGACAAGGTGTTTAAGTTCCAGTCGGAGTTTATGATCGCCCACGACACCGCTTACAAGGCTTCTCTGCTGAAGGATATGCCCACACCTCCGGGCGCGGATGGCAAGGGCGGTTCTGATAGCGAAGGCGTGGCGTTTGCTAAGAGCCTTGCACAGCAGAACGCAAATACTTCTAAGGCATCGAGTGACGCAATGAGTGCTTTCCATTAACAAGGAGGAAAACATGAAGTTTACCCGAAACACGGTCAACGGAATCAACGATACCATCCTTGCTTCCAATGACTATACCGCCATCCCCTTTACCGTTGCTGGTACTGACGTGGTAAAGGCCGGTTATCCCATGACGCTGGCTGGCGCGAAAGCTACCGCGTCCGGTGACACTGGCGCAAAGACCATCAACGCTGATGGCATTTTGCTGTATGACGTTGACCCGAACGAGAACCCCAACGCTTCTCTGCTGATTCGTGGCGTTATCGACACCAAGAAAGCAGCTGCAAGTTCTGGCTTCACCTTTGACGCTGACGCAATCAAGGCACTCAAGACCGCCGTCCCCGGCATCTTCTGCCGTGACAACATCAGCGTGAACGCTTAATAGGAGGTAAAACAACATGGCACTGAATCTTAAGGAAGTCTTTGCCCCGGCTGCGATTGCCGCCTATTGGACGAATGACCCTACCAATGCGATGCCTTTTGCATCTGACGCACTGTTCCCCGCAAAGAAGAAGGCTGGTCTCGACCTGAAGTGGCTGCGTGGCCACAAGGGCGTTGGCGTATCCCTGATGCCCAGCGCATTTGACGCAAAGGCTACGTTCCGCACTCGTGAGGGCTTCAAGTTCGATGAGACTGAGATGCCGTTCTTCCGTGAGGGCTACCATCTGGGCGAGAAAGACCGTCAGGAAATCCTGCGTGTTCTGGACAGCAACGACCCTTACGCTCGTGACGTGATGAACCGCCTGTACGATGACACCGCACAGCTTATCACTGGCGCACGTATCGTACCTGAGCGCATGATCTGGCAGCTGCTGGCTCCCGCCAATGGCGTTCCCGGCATCACCATCAAGGCAAACGGCGTGAACTACACCTACAACTACGACCCAGACGGCGGCTGGAAATCCACCAACTTTAAGGATATCAGTGGTGTCGCCAAGTCTAAGTGGTCTGCTGCCACCGCAACTCCCATTGCAGACCTGAACGCCGCAAAGGACGCTATTCTGGCAAGCGTGGGCGAAGTCGTGACTGAGGTGTACATGAACACCTCTACCTTCCGCAACATGATTGCTGCGGATGAGGTGAAGAACCGGTTCATGACCGTCACCGCAAAGGCAAACGCCGTTCTGCTGGACGCTGAAGCACGGCAGATTATCGAATCTGCAACCGGTCTGAAGATTCATCTGTACGACAAGATGTTCAAGGCAGACCAGTACAGTGCAAGCGAGAAGTATCTGCCTGACGGCATGGTGGTTATCACCCCCGCTGGCGCGCTGGGCAATGTCTGGTACGGCACTACTCCTGAGGAAGCCGACCTGCTGTCTGGCCAGTCTGGTGCATCCGTGTCCATCGTGAACACCGGCGTTGCCATCACCACCGAGCTGACCGTTCATCCGGTTAATGCCAACGTCTACGCTTCCGAAATCGTCCTGCCGTCCTTTGAGCGCATGGACGCTGTGTACTGCATCAAGGCTTACTAAGGAGAAACATCATGCCTGTACCTATGTGCGGCATTATTGCCGCTTCCGCAAACGCCATGAATCAGGCTCGTAAACGCAAGCGAGTATGTAATCTCAAGGGTGATAATAACGAGTTCTGCAAGTATTGTCTTCTTGGAAAAGATGGCGAGTGCATTGAAAAGCAGGCAGATGAAAAGAAAACCTGAGGCGAAAGGAGGAAGGCAGCATGGGAGACCAGTATTCCGAAGCGGCAGTCAAGCTGGGACAGTACATTGCTCCTGCACTTGACCGTGAAGTCACGGACGAGGACTACCCACTCTTCGACCTGCTGCTTGATTTCGCCAAAGACAAGATATTTGCACAGGGCTACCCCTTCGGCAACAGACCGGACGAGCTGCCTTTGCAGTATCAGTCGTTGCAGATACGCATTGCAGCGGAACTGTACAACCACATCGGCGCAAACGGACAGACGAGCTATACCAATAATGGCATTACTCGTGTGTGGGAATCGTCCGATGTAGCGCAGTCCCTGCTGAACGAAGTAGTTCCGAGAGTAGGTGTTATCGGCTGATGTTCAATGGAAGCCCTCTGGACAAGCGCCCGCTTTGGTATTCAAACCCTATCGGCGAGAAAACGCCTGTTGTGGACGAGTGGGGAAATGAGACTGGCGAATCCGCATACGAATCGTGGAGCGACCCCGCAAAGCTGATGCTGAATGTCAGCCCGCCTACTGGTTCTGCGGAAGCAAACCCTTTTGGAGCGTTCACGGATTACAGCTACGTTGTCAGTTCGTCGAGCAAAAAGCGCAACACACCGCTTTACGAAGGTACACACGTCTGGTTTCAAACGGACGTTTCAAAGCCCTTCAATTACACTGTGGTCAAGGTCGCAGAGCATATTACAGACACGCTGTATGCGCTGAAAGAGGTGGCTGCAAGTGAAAATTAAAGTGAGACTGAGCGATGCCGGACTTCGTGATACGGAACGTCAGATACAGGAGTACAAGACCGCCCTGAACAAAAAGGCGCAAAAGTTTGCAAAGTCGTTGGCTGACAAAGGGCTTGATGTGGCGAAAGTTCGCTTTGCAAATGCAGAATATGCCGGTAGCAACGATGTCTCTTGTCGTGTTGAGCAGAACGGAAACATTTGCACCATCATTGCAGAGGGCAAGTCAGTCGCCTTTATCGAGTTTGGTACCGGTGCGCATCACAACGGATATGGCGGCGAACTGCCGCCCGGTGTTGGTGCGCATGGCTCCTATGGTCAAGGCAAAGGTGCTGGCAGACGTTGGTACTACTACGGTGACCCCGGTAATGCCGGAACCTATGTGGATACCGTTCCCGTCAAGGGACGGTTGAATTACACCAGCGGTAACGAACCAGCTATGGCTATGTGGGGAGCTGTTGAAGAAATGGCTTCTCAAGTTGAAGCAACGTGGAGGGAGGTTTGGAATAGTTGATTGATTATTTCAATTCCATCTACACGGCTGTTGCTAAGGAACTGCGAAAGCAAGTTCCCGGTATCTTCGTTACTAGCGAAATTAGTGACAGCCCTGTTAAGAGGTTTCCGTGTGTGCAGATAGAGGAAAATAACAATTTGCCTGTGCATCTTGATTCTGCCGATCACAGCAAGTACGCCGCCGTTTCCCTGCGTGTGCGTGTCTACTCTAACAAGAACCCCGGGCGCAGTGCAGAAGCACGCTTTATTGTTGGAATCGTGGATTCTGTTCTCGAACCCAAAAAGTTCTATCGCAAATCGTTTGCCCCGTTGAATGGGCTGTACAACAATTCCGTCTATCGGATTGATTGCAGCTATGGGGCAACAATCGGAGAGGACGGAATGATTTACCGAAACTAAGGAGGTAAACATTCTATGAGTACTGCTATCTCCGGTCTGAATACCACCCTGTATTGTGGTGCTACCGAGTCTGCATTGACGAAGTTGTGTGACATCAAGGATGTCCCGGATATGATTTCCGATCCGAACCTTCTGGATGCCACCACCCTGTCTGATCCGATGCAGAAGCAGATTTTTGGTATTAACCAGTCCGATATTAAGGCGTTTACCGCAAACTACAACAAGGAAGATTACGAATCGGTTCAGAAAGCTGGCTACGATGAATCTGCCGAAGAGAACCCCGACAAGTACTATGCAATTAAGATGCAGGACGGCTCCGGATTCACTTGGCAGGGTATGCATCAGGTTGGTCTGTCCGGCTTTGGCGTGGATGAGGTTGTGGAAATGACCATCAACTGCATTTTCCACACCAAGCCGAAGTTCGTTAAGGCGCTGACCATCAACGGCGGCTAAACCGCAAAAATCGAATCAATCAAACCGGGCAGAACTGAACATTGGATTTGGTTCTGCCCCTATTTATAAAGGAGAGCATTTATTATGGCTGCAAAGGTTATCAATTATCATTCCCCCGATGGCAAGAACACTTATGAACTAACTTTCACCCGTGACAGCGTGGAAGCCGCCGAACGTGCAGGTTTTCAGATTGGTCAGTACACCCAGATGATCAATCTGCTGTCCAACTCCCGTGCTCTGTTCTACGGCGCTTTCATTGCACGGAACAAGGGCATCAAGCGCAAGGACGTTGACGAGATGTTCCAGCATACCGAGGAGAAGGAAGAACTGATGGGCATTTTGCTTGAGATGTTCATGGATGCTTCTAAGTCTCTGCTGGCGACTGACACTGAGGACAAGACCGCAAAAAACGCAACGTGGGAGATTGTGTAACCGCACAATCTCAAGAATCAGACGGAGAGGGAGAACCGTTTTCCTTCTCCAAGCTGTTCCACGATGTAGAAGCCTATTACATCTCCATCGGCATGACCTACGACCAGTTCTGGTACGGCGATGTCTGGCTGGCTAAGGTATACCGTGACGCAGAGGAGCTGCGAGAACGCAGAGCCAATGCAGAAGCATGGAGAAACGGTTTTTACATGGCATCTGCGCTTTCCTCTACGGTTGGCAATATGTTCCGAAAAAAAGGGTCTAGCCCCATCAAGTACATGGATAGACCGATTCCCCTTACTCAAAAGGAGAAAGACGAGTATGAATACCAACGCGCAGTTGAAGCGCAGGAGCGAATCAAGAGAATGATGTTCTCTATGATGGAAAGTGATGGTGGTAGCGATGGCTGATGTTGATATTACGAGCTTATCCGTAGAAATCTCTGCGGAATCGCAGGGCGCAGAGCTTAATATCGACAAGCTCGCTACCGCCATTTCTAATTTGCGGACAAAGGGCAACGTGACAAAGGTCGTCAACAGCCTTGATAAGCTGTCCGCTTCCATTTCTGCGCTGAAACAGGCGTCTGCTGGCCTGTCTGGGCTGGACAAAATCACCAGCTTTTTGAATGGAATTTCCAATGTCAACACGACTGCAAGCACAAAGAGCATCAACACGGTCGTAAATGCAATCAAGAAGATTCCTACGGCAGTCTCCGGCTTGAACGGCGTGGACTTCTACTCCATGTCTGGAAGCATTACTCAGCTCACCAACGCTTTGGCTCCGCTGTCTATTTTGGACGCATCAAACCTTAAAGCTCTTGGCAGCGCTTTCAATGCGATCGGAAAAGTTCCTGATCTGACCGACAAGCTGAAAGCAACAGACCTTGATTCTTTTGCAAGCTCTTGTCAGAAGATTTCTGCTGCCCTTACTCCCCTTGCATCTCAGCTTGACAAGGTTGGCAACGCTTTTGCAAAGCTGCCGCCGCAGTTGAGCAAGGTGGTCACACAGGCAAACCGTGTGACTGCTGCCAACGAACGACAGAAAAAAAGCTATCTCAGCCTGTCTAACCAGCTGAATGGTTTCATGCTGTCTGCGAAAAAGCTGGTTTCGCTGAAAGCTATTGCTGAGTATCTTGGCAAAGCTGTTGCGAAATTCAATGACTTTTACGAAGCGACAGACCTGTTTCATAATGCTATGGGCAATTTGAGCGGTGAAGCAGATACGCTCATTAGCAAGATGCAAGGCCTGCTTGGAGTTGACCCGACCAAAGCGATGACCTACATGGCCACCATCCAGAGCTTAGGTACTTCGTTTGGTTTGGCCAGCGACAAAGCTTACGTTCTGTCTAAGAACCTGACTCAGCTTGCCTATGACGAAGGTTCCTATTGGAACAAGGACGTTGCAGAAACCTTTACCGCAATGTCTTCCGCAATCTCTGGCGAGATTGAGCCTATTCGCCGTTTGGGCGTTGACTTGTCTCAAGCACGGTTACAGCAGGAGCTTCTTGCTTTAGGCTTTAACAAACAGGTTTCTAGTCTGTCTCAGGCAGATAAGGCGGTTCTGCGTTACATTGCCATTATGAAGCAGACTGCCAACGTGCAGGGTAATCTTGCGCAGACCATCCAAAGCCCTGCGAACCAGATTAAGATTCTGAAAGCTCAACTTGATATGTTGGCAAAGTCTGTTGGTTCTCTGCTCTACCCTGCCATGAAATCCATTCTTCCTCCGCTGATTGCCGCCGTGCAGCTCATTCGAGAGTTCGTTGAATGGGTGGCAAAGCTGATGGGTGTGAAGGTCGTGTTCACTGATTTCACCAAGAGCGCTGACAGTGTTGGCGGTATCGGCGACGCAATGGATAATACAGCCGATTCGACAAAGAAAGCCGCCAAAGCCCTCAAGGACTACACGATGGGCTTTGATGAATTGAACATCATTGACCCCACACAGGGAAGCTCTGGCTCTGGCAGCGGCGCATCTGCTGGCAACATCTTGGGCGATGTAGACCTGTCCGGCTACGATATGTTCAAGCAGTACAATGAAGAGTTTGCAAAGCAGATTGACGCTATAAAGCAGAAAATCAAAGATATGCTGCCGGTTATTGGCGCTATTTCTGCTGCACTCGCATTGTGGAAAATCACCAATTTCCTGACGAACATTGCAACAGCAATTTCTAAAATGACGGATTTGCAAAAGTTGGCTCTTTCGATTGCAACAGTTGTTGTCGAAGCATCGTTAGTATTCAGTTTTGCAAAAGGCTACGCATCTAGTGGAAATCCTCTTGAGCTTTTAGGCGAAGTGGTGTCTGCTGCGTTTGGCTCTTTTGTTCTTTGGCGCACAATGGGCGCGGATGGCGTTACGCTTGGCATGGGCATCGCTTTTGTGGCGAGCCTTGCAGGTCTTACTTATGCACTTGGTACTGGCGAAGCCAATCTTGGCGATGCAAGCACATGGATTCAGGCTGCTTTAACAACGGCATTCGGTTCTATTACTGGTATCACACTGCTCACCAATCTTGGAGCAGCCTCTGGTACAGCCGCAACGCTTTCTATCGGTCTTGCAGGTCTTATTACCTTTGCGGGAATTACATTCTCGCTTGGTGAAAAGCTGAAAGAATTTCCCGTTCTTGACACCATCATCACTGCTCTGATGGGGATTTTTGGCGGTGCTGCTGGTGCTGGCGTTGCATTGCTTGTTGGTGCAAGCCTTCCTGTTGCTGGGGCCGTTGCCGCTGCTGGTGTCGGTATTGGCCTTGTTCTTCACTGGGCTGGTATCAAATGGGGCGCTAAAGAGAGCGGCGAAAAAACAGATGCTGCCGCAGAAGCCGACATTAAAATGCATTATGTCGAAAATGTTTTTGAGCAGCGTATCGATGCCATCAAACAAATCATTGTCACTAAGTGGAACGCTGTCATTGACTTTATGACTTCTCTGCCTGAAAAGGTTGGGAACATCGTAAGTAGCATTGGCGAGTGGTTCAGCTCTCTTCCTGAAAAAATCGGCTATGCCCTTGGCTTTGCCGTCGGCAAAATCGGGGAGTGGGTCGAAAACATGATCGTTACTGTAACAACCGAAGTTCCAAAAATCGTTTCGTCTGTTGTTAAGTTTTTTGAAGAACTGCCGGGGAATATTTGGACTGCAATTCTCAAAGCTCTTGACGTTATTTCTAAATGGCGGGAGCGCATGATAGCTTTCGTTGTTATTGAAGTTCCAAAAATCATTTCGTCTATTGTCGGCGAGTTCAAAAAGCTTCCTGACAAATTGAGAAAGCTTGGAAAATTCATCTGGGATGGCCTAATCAACGGCCTAAAAGATGCATGGAGTACCGTTACAAATGGTATTAAGAGCTTCACTGATGGCTTTGTCAATGGCTTCAAAGATGCGCTTGAAATTCATTCTCCTTCGCAAGTGTTTCACCAAATCGGTGTTTATGTCGTTCAAGGCCTTGCAAACGGCATCACTGGCTCCCTCGGTTATGTCAACGATGCTACGAATAAACTCGTAGACGCCACCAAGCTCAAGGGCGAAGAGGTGGTGGATTATGGCATCGAATGCGGTACCGGCTACGTCAACGGAATCATTTCCGGGCTAGACTCTAAGTGGGCCGAACTCGACAACAACCTCAAAACCAACTTCTTCGGTACGGTGCAAACTTTCATTCAGGCCGCGCAGAGTGGCGACTGGAAAACAGTCGGCACTACTATTGCTGCTTCCATCTGGGGCGCTATGGGCGATGAGCAGCGTAAACGCGTCAAGTCCGTTGCAAGCGATTTGCTTGGCAGACTGAGCAAAGAATTGAAAAGCCAAGCTTCTTCCCTGCTGAATACAGCCGCTACCATTGGCAAAAATCTGGTGAGCGCACTGACTCAGAATTTTGGCGCTGCCACACAAAATACGGCAAAGATGGTCGAGAACATTACCAGCGTGTTCACTAAATCGAAGACTCCGCTCTCGACCGCAGCGCTTGCAATCAGTAAAGGCTTGTCTGGCGGATTACTGAGCCAGTTCCCGAAGATGCTTGCTGGCGTAGCTGGTTTGATTACTACGATTGGCGGCGCTTTTACCGCCATGCTGGAAGCAATCGGTGGCACGTTGTCTGTACTTGGCATTCCTACTGGCTTTGCAATGGTTGCCGGTGGCGTGGCGATTGCCGCTGCTATCGCAGGCATTATTGGCAGTATCAGCCGTTCTAACTATAGCGACAGTTCTCAGTATGCTGGCACATCCAGTTATGACTCTACCTATGGGTCTGGTTCGTATAGTGGCACCTATTCTGCCGCAAGTGGAAACTCCGAAGAGATGAGAGATGCTGTGTACAACGGCTGCTACAATGCATTTCTTGACATCTGGCAGCGGTACGGAGAAGCAATCTCCGATGGCAGAGATGTGAAAGTGTACCTCGATGGCAAGCAGCTCACTGCTTCCGTTGAAAAAACGCAGAAAGAACGTGGCATGTCCATTATGGGTACTGAAGTTTACTCTTACTAAGAAAGGATGGTTCAGATGGCCAATATTCCTGCACTGGTTACGGTGAATGGCGTAGAGCTGCCGGAACCCTCCTCTTATGAGGGAACGACTAGCACGATCGTGGACTCTGGGCGAAATGTTCAGGGTAAAGTTGTTGGCGCTGTCGTACGACATGACGTAGCAAAAGTCTCCATGTCATGGAACTACCTCACCGCACGGCAGTGGGCCGACATCTTGAGTCTTTTCACTACGAATTTTTACTGCACTGTTAAATTCTATAACCAAGCCACAGCCGGTTATACCACCCGTCAGATGTACGTCTCCGACCGCACCGGCGGAATGTGGCGTAGAGGGCCGAAAACCGGTGGCGTGATGGGATGGACGGGGTGCAAACTTTCTCTTGTGGAGGTATGACACATGGTTGAAGTCTCCGATAAGTGGAAAGAAAAATTTAACGAAACGCTCGTCCCGGAATCTTTTGTAGAGATTACCTGTGGAATTACTGAACCTGGCATCAACAAAAAGGCTACCATCGTCACGTCATCGGCGGCCCCGTTCTCCACCTTTCACAATATTGCGCTTTCTGATAACGCTTCCATTTCAAGATATTCCACAGGAGAGCCCAATCTCACTGTTCTTGATGGAAGCTGTAGCATCGTTCCTTCTTCTCCTCCGTATGGAACTACTGGTTTTTTGAGCGCCGAGATTTTTGACGATTCAAGTCACCCTGTTATTCGGCTTGAGCTTCCGAGCGAAAACAAATCTTCGATTCCCGGTGTTTCAATTTGCTGGTCTACAGCGTTTAACGAATACGCTACAGATTTTTCGGTCAGCGCATATCTTGGAGCCAAAAAGCTGAAAACCGTGACTGTGAACGGAAACAAATCCATTCGTTCTGACGTTGAAGTAGAACTTTCCGGGTTTGATGCTGTAGAGCTAGAGGTGCTGAAGTGGTGTCTCCCCGACCGAAGAGTAAGGGTCGAGCAAGTGAAAATCGGAAGGTATCTGGTGTTTGACAAGACCAAAATCTTGTCCTACAGCCATTCTTCTGCAAGAGACCCTATCTCCGGGCAGCTTTCTCAGGAGTCGATTTCCTTTAGTTTAGACAACAGTGACCGCGCATGGGACTCCGTAAACCCTCAAGGGATTTACAAGTACATCTATGAGCGCCAGCCTGTCACCGTTCGTTATGGAATGGATGTTGATGGAAAGACTGAATGGGTGAGCGGAGGAATGTTCTTCCTGTCGGAGTGGAGCGTCCCTGCCAACAGTATTGAGGCGTCCTTTCAGGCGCGAGACGCTTTCCTGTATCTATCCAGCACGAAGTACACCGGAAGAAAATACGGCACGCTCTATGAGATGTGCTACGATGCCTTGGAGCTGTTGGAAGCGGATGAAATTACCTTCGATATTTCGGATGAACTGAAAGATTACTCCACCGACATTACAAGCGATGAGTCTACTTATCACAATTCCGATATTTTGCAGCTTGCGGCAAACGCTGCTGGAATGGCTTTGTACCAGACTCGTGATGGCGTGATAAAAATTAACAGAGTCTACGGAGCCGATACATCCAATCCCGTGTTGGACATTCCAGTACTGAACAATTATTCTTGGCCGGAAATCACCTTTGCTCAAAATATGCTCAACGTGGTGACCACCGCAGGTGGCGTTACCTACGCTTATCCCGAAAGCCCTTCGGGCAAAGGCGTCAGCCAGACTTTGAGCAATGTTATGCTCACAAAGGACATCCTTGCAAAATCCAGGAATGCCCTTACAGAGTCTTATGGAGTCCTTTCCAACCGCCGCAAGGCTTCTCTCACATATCGGGCAAGCCCTACTATTGATGCTCTTGATATGGTAAAGATTCACCATCAGTTCAATTACGATGCTGTCTTGCTGGCAACCAATGTAAAGTACACTTTCAATGGGTGTTTCAAAGGTACTGTAGAGGGGTACATGATGGCAGATGCTCAGGCTATGTCTCTTGACCATACCAGCGAACAGCTTGGATGGGGCGAGTCCGTTATTTTGTCTGCTACCCTCTCCCCTGCTTCTATTGACTCTCCTAAAATCAACTGGGCAGCTTCTCCCGAAGGAATCGTCTCCCTTCACGTTCTGACGAATGCAGAAGGAAAATCCACCTGCCAAGTCAAGTGGAACTCTCCGGGCAAGGCTGTTGTCACAGTTTCAGCAGGCGGCGTCTCCGCAGAATGTTCCTTCGCTACGGCGTCGTACAATCTGTTTGATGTTGCGGAAGGCAGCACCGTTCTTATGAATGAGGGTGGCAACGTGGCCGAGTTCATCGTTGCAAAACATGACTACGAAAGCGAGCTGAATGGAGTCGGGCGAACTCTTCTGGTTCGAAAACACTACGCGGCTATCATGGCTTGGAGCTCTACATGGTCTACTTACGCCAGCAGCAGCGTAAACAGCTGGCTCAACGGAGAGTACTTCAACTCTTTCAGCTCCGCCCAGAAGCAAGCTATCGACAAGACGACTATCTATTATACTCCCGGTTTTTCTGACTCTTATTGCAATTCTGGCAGTAGCAAAGTGACTACGATGGCAAAAAGCATTTTTCTGCTTTCTCACCACGAGTTTGGATACGACACGGAAGGCTCTGATGCTCCGAATTGGACAACTAGCAGCCCGAGCTATAAGCACAACGAGGGCACTCCCCTGCAAAATGCATCTGGAATCCTGAAAACGATGCTTGCCTCTGACATGGAGGGCTCCAGCAGAGGACGATCTATTTGGACGAGAACTCCTTACCTGTACTCGCTTCAGATGCTTCGTGATATTGCTGGCACAAGTTCAAGCGCCAACAAGTACTGGCGGCCTCTGTTAGTTAGCAAACTTGTAAATGCATACGCCGTGTATGATTCTACGTTACAAGTGAATACCAACGCAGAGACAATTTCCTACGCCACCAATGATGAAACCCCTCGTAAGTACGATAATGTTGTTCACCCTGCATTTACCGTCCCAAAGTCTCTTGCTATTGACGCCGACGGCAAACTGATTTTTTAAGAGGTGAAGTATGGCAACGTGGATTACAGACCGAACGCAGGCAGATATAGACCGGGTAAAAGAGCTGACCGCAAAGGCGAGAAGCGGCACATGGACAGAGGAAGAACAGGCCGAGTGGGCCGCAGGCATGAAGGGCGCTCTGAGCTATACGGATTACAACCGCATTGAAAACGGAATCAAAGAACTTGCTGAAATCGTTGGCGCATCTTATTCTGCAAGGATTGTACAGCAAAACATTCAAGTTGTTACTGCGAAAAATGAAAGCGGCGACATCCCCGCGTGGGACACTTATCCCGCCAAGTACGAGTTCTTTATGCCGCTGACTGCCAAGAAAGCGGGCCTGCTGCTCCGCTCGCTGGAATTCCGCGTCAAGGGCTATGTGCCGGGCACGATGCGCACCGTCCTGCGCAAGTACGGCTCCACGACCGCCCTAGTGGACAAGTTCACCGACATTGTCCGCGGCTACAACGACGTGGTGTTGGACATGGGCGATTTCCCGCTGGAAAAGGGTGTCGAATACCAGCTCTATTTCGCCGCCTCTAACAACTTCTACCCGCCCTCTGTCGAGCCCTCATGGGTCGTCGCAAACGACTACGTCAACATTACAAATGGAAGCGCTTATTACGGCGACGACAGCAAGCTTATTTTTTCAGGAACAATCGGTTTAACTGTGCCTGCGGAAACTGGTTGGACAATCAATGATTATCTGACCGTTGCGGATGCCACTCGGTGGATTGATAACGTGAAAGCCATTCGTTCCAAATGCAGTGGCAAAAGTTCTACCCCGGGAACTCCCGAGGCGCTGAGTTATCATTTTGCGGTTATCAATCAAGTAGAAAAAGTTTTGTCTGACATTGAAGCGATGGCAAAGGACCATTTACTTTATTGTTCAGATACAATATGCGGAGGTGAACCCTATTATGCATTTTGTTGACCGAAAAGCAAAATATCCCGGGCGTTGGACTATGATGAAATCTGATGGCACATCAGAAATCATCACTTTGATTCGTAATGATGAACCTGTTGTCGAGGGTACTCCAATGAACGCCGACACCCTCAACACTTTGAGTGATGTTGCAGGGGCTGACATTGCAAAGGAAAAGGCAGAAGCCGCCGCAACCGTTGCGTCAACCGCAAAAGACGCTGCTGAGTTAGCCGCAAACTCTTCGGAAAAAAGCAAAGACGCTGCGGCGAAGAGTGAAGCTGCGGCGAAGCAGTATGCGGACAATGCAGCGGCTATCGTAAGCACCGACCCCACCCTTACCATCTCGGGCGCTCCCGCAGACGCCAAAGCCACCGGCGACCGTATCAACGCTATCAAAATCGAGACCGACAAGACCCTCACCATCTCCGGCGCTGCTGCGGACGCTGCGGCTGTAGGCAGCATCGTACTGCCCCGGGTGGTGGTGCAGACGGAAGCGGGAAGCACCGTCACCGCAGTCAGCGGGGACAAAAAGGTAACTGGCACGGCCACCGACGGCAGCTTTTCTGCGGCCCTGCCCCACGACGGCGAGTGGGAGGTCACCGCCACGCTCGGCACCGGCGTGGCCACGGAGACAATGCAGGCGGAGTATTGCCGCACCAAGACCCTTACCCTGACCTACTACACCCTGACCGTCACGGTTAAGGCGGGCAGCACCGTCACCGCCCAGTGCGGGGACAAGACCGTCTCCGGCACGGTGCCGGAGAGCGGCAGCATCAAGCTGTATCTGCCCATCGCTGGCACGTGGACGGTAACGGCCACGTTGGGCGACGAGACCGCCGAGGGCAGCTTGGAGGTGAGCGAGTACAAGGACTATCCCCTTGAACTTGCATACACCCACATCTACGGCGCAAGCTGGGACGGCACCAGCACCACCAAGTGGAGCCGCACCGACGAGGCGGCAGACTTTACCGACCCGGTGCCTTACGTCGCGGGCGCAAGCAGCTATGGCAGTCCCTTTGACAACTTACAGCCCTGGGCGGGCATGGTAAAGAGCGAGCGCACCGGCGGCACGATGGTCAGCATCCCGAAATTTTGGTACAAGCTGACCCAAAACGGCAGGGGCATGAGCATTCAGATCGCCGACCGCGCGGTGGAGGGCTACAGCGTCAGCCCCGCCCACATGGACAGAGGCGACGGTCACGGTGAGCGGGACGTGGTGTACATCGGCAGATACCACTGCAACGGCACCTATAAGAGCGGCACCGGCAGCCCCAGGGCGAACATGACCCGCTCTTCGGCCCGCTCCGGCATCCACAATCTCGGCTCAACCATCTGGCAGTGCGATTTTGCTATGAGGTTTACGCTCTGGCTGCTCTATATCGTCGAATTTTGCGACTGGAACAGTCAGGCGAAAATCGGCTATGGATGCGGCAACAACAGCTCTCCGCAGCCGATGGGCTACACCGACAGTATGCCGTACCACACCGGTACGACCCAGAGCAGCCGCACAACCTATGGCTGCGGGACGCAGTACCGCAACATCGAGGGCCTGTGGGATAACGTGTTGGACTGGTGCGATGGCTGCTACAACAACGGCAACGGCCTGAACATCATCCTGAATCCCTCCGAGTTCAGCGACAGCAGCAATGGCACGGCGGTCGGCGTTCCGTCCAATGGCTGGCCGTCCGCATTTAGGGTCAAGACAAACGGCGGCTTCCCGGTGTTTATCCCCACATCCGCGTCCGGTAGTGACACAACGTACTCGTGCGATTACTGGGGCTTCGGCTCGTCGTCCCCGTGCCTCTACGTTGGTGGTGACTGTAGCCACTACTCCGGCTATGGTTTGTTCTGCGTCGGCTACGGCACCGCGTCGGGCTATGACGGGTACGTCGGCTGCCGCCTCCAGGAACTCCCCAACGGGGGAGTCTGAGGGGGCCGCAGCCCCCGCAGATAACCGCGCCGTAAGGCGCTGAACTTTATATGGGACTGTCTGTGCATTGCCGGTGTTTTTTTGTTCTCAGGCCTCGTGCGGTGGCTGGTACATCAGCTCGTCGTACCCGTGCCTCTTCGTTGGTGGTTACTATGGCCACGGCTCCGACTTTGGTTTGTTCTACGTCAGCTACAGCGCCGCGTCGGGCTATAACGGGTACATCGGCTGCCGCTTCCTTTTTGATATTTCCAACCTCACAGATTCTTGGCACAGACAGCCGCACACCTCATGGTGAAGATAGGCATTTTGGGAGCAGGCTAGTACACTCCGCAGGGGGCGATGGAAAGCCTGTACAGCTAAAAGGAGGTATCCCGATGAAAAGAGCTGGAAAGCTCTTTGATACGCTAATATCAGACGATAATCTGTTGCTTGCCATCGACGAAGTCAACCGCACCCACCATTGGTGCAAGGGCCACCGCCCCAACACCTGCACGGCGTGGGTGGAAGAAACCAAAGCGGAGCGGGTGAAAGACCTGCGCCGTATGCTCATCAAAGGCTTTGAGCCGAAACCGCCCCATGTCTCCCAGCGCTGGGATACCAGCGCCCGGAAATGGCGCATCATCAGCGAACCGGCGCAGTGGCCGGACCAGTATGTGCATCACGCCCTTATTCAGGCGCTGCAGCCGAAGATGATGCAGGGCATGGATTTTTACTGCTGCGGAAGCATCCGGGGCCGGGGAACGGAGCGGGAGAAGAAAGCGATCGAGCGCTGGCTGAAGTATGACCGCAAAGGCACGAAGTACGAGTTCTGTGGGGACATCCGGCATTTTTACGAGAGCTTGACCCCGGAAGTGGTGATGGCGAGAATGCGCCAGCTCTACAAAGACCGCCGCGTCCTTGACCTCATCGAGCGCATCATCCGCAACGGCATCCAGCTTGGAACCTACACGTCTCAGTGGCTTGCCAACGCCGTGCTGCAGCCCCTCGACCGGCTCATCCGGGAGAGCGGCTATTGCAAGCACTACGCCCGGTACATGGACAACATGACGGCATTCGGCCCCAACAAGCGAAAGCTGCGGAAGCTCCGCATCCTTGTGGAGGACTGGCTGAACGCCCACGATCTGAAGCTCAAGGGCGACTGGCAGGTGTTCCCGGTGGCAAAGCCGCAGCGCAAAGTGCCGCTGGCCATGCCCCGGCGTGGCTATGAACGCACCAAAGGCCGTCTGCCGGATGCCGTAGGCTATCGCTACGGCAGAGGGTACACCATCCCGCGCAAGCACAATCTGCTCCGAATGAAGCGGGCCATGGCAAGGTATCGCCGCCGCATCCGGCAGGGCAGGACCATCCACCCCAAGTCGGCTGCAAGCCTGCTTTCCCGGCTGGGACAGCTGCGGCACTGCAACAATTATCACTTTTATCAATGGCTGTTTCGGGGAGAGCGCATCATGCGCGACCTGAAACGCATCATCCGCAGCCAGCGGAGAAATGAGGAGATCGCATGGAATACGTATTTGGCACAAAGGGCCGCATCGAAGTCCTCAAGACCAAGGGCGACCATCACACCGGTCTGACCGGCTACCACCAGCTTGAGCGGGAGTATCCCGACCAGACCATCACCGACAGTTTCCGGGTCATCCGCAAGCTGCGCAGCGCGGAGGACGCGGAGGGGCGCTGCTATGACTGGTACGAGATCGACCGCCACTACCGGATGACCGACAAGACCGGACCCGTGGCGGAGCAGCTGGCAAAGACTGCCGCAGAGATGGAGGACGCCCTGTGCGAGCAGGATATGGAATCACAGGAGCGGCTGGCGACTATCGAGGACTCGCTGTGCGAGCTGGATGCCGCCGTCAACAAGTAAGGAGGATTTCAAAATGGACAAGATCTGGGCAAACAGGTTGGTCGCCGGCACAAAAACGTGGGCAGAGATGCCCGCAAGCCGCCGCCCCGGTGTCAAGCGGGAGCTGGCAAAACGGGCGGCCGAGGGTGAGATCACCCCGGAGCAGTACAAGGAAATCGTCGGGGAGGACTACTACAATGTGTAAGCTGCTGGAGTTGCTGGAAAAGCTGGTGCGGGTGCTTTTTGGCCCGGGGGACAAGCAGGATGCCGAAGAGGTAAAGCCCGCACCGGAGCCTCACGAACCCCCCGGGGCAGAGGCTGTAACCGGCTGGCAGGGCGACCCGCCCTATCGCTTTGTGGATGTGAGCCGGTATCAGGGCCTTATCGACTGGGCGCAGGTGGCTGCGGCGGGCTACAAGGGGGCAATGCTCAAGACGGTATCCACCAACTACAAGCTCTCCAAGCGGGCAGACGGCCTGTATATCGACCCGACCTTTGAGACCAACTACCGCAACGCCCGGGCTGCCGGACTGGACGTGGGCGTCTACTACTACACCTACGCCACCAGCGAGGCGATGGCTGATGCAGAGCTTGCCCTGCTGCGGCAGGCGGTCTACGGCAAGGAGTTTTCTCTCCCCGTTTGCGTGGACGTGGAGGAAAACAAGCTCAAGCAGCTGTCCACGCTTGACCTGTCCAATCTTACCGCTTACGCGCTGGAACAGGTGGAGAAGATGGGCTTTTACGCCCAGCTCTACACCTACACCGGTTACAAGTATGAGCTGGACATGGCTCGGCTGTCCTCTCGGTGGGACGTCTGGCTTGCCGACTACACCGGCAAAACGCCCAACGTGACGTTTAACTACAACGCTCACCAGCACACCAGCAAGGGCAGCGTGCCTGGCATCACGGGCAACGTAGACCTCAACGTCACCACCATTAACTACCCCAAAATCATCCGCAAGAAGGGTCTGACCCGTCTCCGGGAGGGCGCATGAGCGAAAAAGAAGCTTTGCTGTGGGTACTGGGAATCCTGGGCAGCCTGTGCGCTGCAGCCATCACCATCGACAAGGTGCTGGAAATCATCCACAAGTACATCAAAAAGGCGCAGGAGCCGGACAACGTGCAGAACAAGCGGCTGGATGAGATGGACAAGCGCATCGGCACCTTGGAGCAGGGCCAGCTTCAGCACACACAAGCCCTTGCCCGTGACCAGCGCCGCTTTGACGAAATCGACGAGGTGAGCCGTCTGACCCTCGACGGGGTGCGCAACCTTCTGGATGCGCAGTTGTCCGGAAACAATCGCGAGGGGATGCAGAAGAGCCGCGCCGACATCGACAACTATCTGTTAAAAGGAGTGACCAATCATGGAAGCACTGGCAACTAAGCTTTTTGACCTTATCCCCGCCCCGGTGGCGGCTGTGCTGATGCTGGGCGGCTTTATCTTTTACGCCCTGGGCTGCATCCGGCTGGGCTACGGCGCCGCCGTAAAGCCTCTGGTGCTTGACCTCATCGAGCGGGCAGAGCAGGAGATTCAGGGGACTAAACGCGGCGCAGAGCGCAAAGCGTGGGTGGCAAAGACCCTGCGGGCCGCCCTCAGCGCCAGCAAATACGGCAGGCTCATCAGCTGGGCCATCACCGATGAGACCATCGGGCGGGTGATCCAGTTTTTCTTTGACCGCGCAAAGGCGGCGCTGCAAAAGCAGTAAGGAGGTTATTATGGCAAGCACTACATACAAGCATTTTGTTGACGCCAACAAAATGTATGCCGCACAAGAGCAATTTCGTGACATCACGAAAATGGTCTGCGCACGTCTTCGCGGCCTCACGAAAACATACCATTTTGCCGTCATTGGCACTATGGTGCGCAACGCCGGACAGCTTCCGCAGCCCTTCTGGCTCGGTGCTGCCTGTGGCGGCGGCTCGTGTAGTGCTGCCCGCTGCGCTGCAAAAACTTGACCGACAGCAAATGACCGCCGCCATCAAAAGCGCACCGCTTGGGAGGGTAGACCGTAAGATAGCCTTACTGCGGTACGTTGAGCGGCTTCCGCTGCCGGACATTGCAGCACAGACCCATTACAGCCGGACGGCGATAGGCTACCGGCTGAAAGGCATTGAAAAAATGCTGAATGTGTGATATACTGTTTATACCGTCCGAAGTAGAGTACACACACTTCGGAGAAATGTGTACAGAGAGCCAGCGGAAGAACGTTTACCCGCTGGCTTTTCTTTTTGCATGAATTGTGGTATAATAACATCAACAAATCCTCCCGGCCTCTCGAAGAAGCGCATTAGGGCGGATATTTGAAACCCCCGGTGTTCCGTTTGGAGCATCGGGGGATTTTTTATTTTTTGGGACATGGAAGCCCGGCAAGTCTCCATCCCTTATAACTTCGTACCAGGCGTTTCCGGGAATATACTCCACGCATGGAGGATGCAATCGCCCGGAAACTGCTCGATATTCACATAGCAGCTATATCATGCGGCTCACCCCTGCAAATCAGCGATGGTAACGCCGCAAGCGGCTGCGATCTTTTCGAGGGTAGACACTCTTGAGACTGCCTTGCCGGACTCTGCATGTTGAATGGTTGCAGTGGACAGCCCGGTTTTTTCTGCCAAGGCCCGGATGGTTAATCCTGCGCTTTCTCTGGCGGCCTTGATTTTGACGGCAGACACGCCAAGCGTCTTGTAATCGGGCGAGTTATACCCAATCATGAACAACCCTTGCTGTTCCATCGGCAACGCCTTGAGCGAATAGCTTTTCTCTGCATCCTCAATGTCAACGTCCTTCAGGACGTAGGAGCAGGCATTGTCAAGTTCCGGGGTCATTTTATGGAGCTTGTGCGCCAGCGTAATCTTCATCGTCACGCCACGCACAGGGAACCTCGTTGCGTTGTCAAGGTCTGCCTGATTTACATGGTCAGGGGTGCAGGCTTCGTCCAGCAAGCGGTACAGCTTGCCGAGATTACGGATGGTAGTGTTTTCCATATTCGTTTCCTCCGTTCGTTTTTTGTTGTACTGATTATACCACAAAACTAATACAGTTGATACAGGCATAGCCACCAAACTATGCCTTGCTTTTTTGTCTATTTTGTATCAGTTGTATTAGTTCAAATTAATCTTTAATCAAGTTCTAATCAATCTTTTTGTCCTTCGTTGTACCTTCGTTGTCTCTTACTTTCTGCCAGTTCGGTACACTGAAAGCAATAGGAGGGATGAACCATGAGCTATTACCCAACACCCGGAGCGCCCTATGTTCCGCAACAGCCTGTCAATCCTTACGGCGGCATGGGTACAGTAGGACTTGCCACTCCCCTGCCAAATACGCAGATGCAACAGGTACAGCCGCAGCGTCCGCAGCCGATGAATGGGCAGCAGCCTGTTCAGCAGTCGGCACAAGACGGAGGTTGGTTGCTTGGTAGACCTGTTTCCAGCAGAGAAGAGTTTTTGGCGATACCGTCTGACCTGTACGGCAGACCGACCTACTGCCCCGACCTGCGCAGCGGTGTAATCTACTGCAAGCGGCTGAACCCGGACACCTGCGAATCCTATGTGCAGGAGTTCTATAGCCCGGAAGCATGGCGGCAGATACAAGCGCAACAGGCACAGCAGACTGCTGCACCGACACAGCAGTATGTGCCTATTGAGGAGTATAACGCCCTCGTCCACAGGCTGGATGAACTGGAAAAGTGGCAGAAGAGCTTTTCCAAGCCTACTGCCACAGCAAAGAAAGGAGAATAACAATGTCCTCTCCGTTTGATGTGATTACGCACAGCCCCATCATGCAGCTTGCAAACCTTGCTCGTGCCGGGCAGAACCCTATGGGGCTTATCCAGCAGTTAAGCGGGCAGAATGCCCCCATCATGCAGGGTTTGAACTTGATTCAGGGCAAGAACGAAACGCAGCTCAGGATGATGGCACAGAACCTCGCCAAAGAGCGTGGCATTGACCTGAACCAGCTGGCAAGCGTCCTGAACCTGACGCTGCCCCGATAACGCATCCCTCTAAGCGAAACGCTTCTCAGTTTTGCGGACTTGATAAAAACCGCTTTTATTTGGCTTCGCCCACCGCACACGGCGGTGGGATAGCATAACGCAAAACTGAAAGGAGTTTTGTTATGGACGATTTTGCAACTGGCTATCTGGCTGGGCAGGACGGCGGTAATAACAACGGCGGCTTCTTCGGCAACGAAGGCCTGTGGGCGGTTATTATCCTCGCCATCATCTTCGGCTGGGGTACAAACGGCTACGGTCGAAACGGTGGTGACAACGGCATGAACAGCTACATCCCCTATCTGGTCGGCACTGGCGCAACCGGTCAGGGCGGTGCAGATACTCGTGCGGCGCTGTCGGAGGGCTTCTACCAGCAGGACACTTCCCGTTCTCTGGCTGGCATCCAAAGCGGCATCTGCTCTCTGGGCTATGACCAGCTGGTGCAGATGAACGGCGTGAACGCCAACATCGCAAACGGCTTTGCGGGCGTGAATAGCGCCATCTGTCAGCTCGGCTACCAGAACGCACAGCTCGTGAACGGTCTGGAACGCAGCGTGTCCAACGGCGACAACGCCATCAGCCTCGCCATCATGCAGGAGGGCAACGCACGGCAGGCGGGTCAGACCGCACTTTCCACGCAGCTGGCATCTTGCTGCTGCGAGAACAAGCAGCTCATCGGCGACCTGAAGTACACCATTGCACAGCAGGACTGCGCTACCCGTCAGGCTATCGCAGACAACGCCCGTGCCATCGTGGACAACTGCAACGCCAATTTCCGCAGCATGATGGACTACTTCACGCAGGATAAGATTGCCACTCTGACCGCTGAGAATCAGAACCTGAAGTTCGCCGCTTCTCAGGATCGTCAGAATGCGCTTCTGACCACTGTGATGTCCCAGCAGACCGATACCATCCTTAATCGGGTCAATCCTCGTCCGATTCCCGCTTATCAGGTGGCAAACCCTAACGTGGGCGTGAACTGCTGCTGCGGCTGCTAACCTACACACTCCCCGATAACACCGGGTGAACCATCGGGGCAGGGGTAAGACACCTCTGCCCCTGATTTTATAGGAGGAAAACACTATGGCTTGCAAAACAAGCTGCAAACTCTGCCCGCACTTGGTCATCAGCCAGGCAGTCACGTTCGCCAACGACACGCTGACCATTAACATCCCTGCCGGGTCTTACGCAGCGGGCGAAAAATATTGCATTGTTGTTGCCCAGAGCTTGCCGGACACGACCACCATCAACGCCCCTGTGGTCATTACCATAGGTGCAGGCACGACCGCATACCCTCTGACCGACTGCAACTGCGCTCAGGCGACCGCCGAGAGCATCCACACCCGCACCCGCTATGC